GAAGAAAAGGCGAGGGACGCAGAAGAATTCCACGGGTGGACGGTTTTTCTGAATAACAGGCATAACATAGCACATGTCATGCACCATGAAGATTCGGACGGGTACTATCGATTGAAATGCCGGTCTAAGGAAAGGGGGTTAAAACAGTACTCGGATGATCAATTGTTGCTGTATTTCTACGTGCGGCTCAACAAGTTGTTAATTCTGTAACACAAGGAGGATGTTAATGAGCATGATTAAAGATTTAGTTGTACGGGCAAAGACCGAAATTGTTAGTGAAACGCACGATACGATGGTCGATGAAATCAAGACCAGAATTCGTGAAATTCGAGCAGCAAGGAAAACTCTCGACATGTTGGAAATGAGTTATAACCAACGTCTTGTCGAGATGGAAGCGGACCTCAGGGAACAGGAAATTGAAGATGTTCAACCCTGAAAGGCTCACAATCGTAAGCGATGGTCAACGATTGGCCTTTGTAGTTCTGGATGGGCTCGTATACCTTGCCCCATCCTACTGTGTCAAACAAATGTCGACGACAATTCACCAGGGCATGATTGATGTTACCAATCTGGATGGGTACCGGAAGGCCATTCCAGGTTACGCCCAAACAACCCTAACCTTGGAAATAGTTCTTAACGAAGGACTCATTACCGGGGACAAAGATTTGCTGAAGGGACTCAGGCCAATTGATTCATTATCCATCGAAGGTCTTTTCAAGGTAATCCAAGAACGGATAAAAGAACGATGAAAAATGCCCGGTGAGTAAGGGGGTCTCACCGGGCAGTACCACACAACCTGGAGGGGAATTGTGTGGTGGCGACTTACTGGTCGATAATAGTTATGACCGTTATCCGCAACCCAGATGGAGTATTCGGAACGGAAACAATATTCACAGTATTTGACGGGGGCGATTCTCCCCATGCGTTATACGCAGTAACGTACGCAGTCGCAGAACCCGGGTCAAATGTATATGTGGTCGTAGTAGCATTCGGGGGGATCGTTTTTGTCAAAGCACCGTTTATATACAAACGATATTCATCCGCCCCTGTAACAGCACCCCAAGTAAATGTCGCAGTATCACCCTGAACCATTACATTCAAATTCGAAGGTGCCGATGACGTAACCAATGGAGGGGTGCTGACAGTATTGCTGAATGGCGACTCCCCTCGATCATTGAAAGCCGTCACATTGAACGTATGATACCCATTAGTAACCTTCACTACCCCGGTCAAACCATTGACAACCGCAGTTGCGTCATGTGTATTGTCAACATAGACCTTATACCCTGTAGCTCCTTCCGAAGCGCCCCATGCCAATGTAACCGTTCCGGCATGAGACATACTCGCAAATCCAATCAGAATCATCGCGATGAAACCCACCATGAACCACAGAAAATTCTTCATTTCTCTTTCCTTTCTTTGATTAATGGACAATCTGTTGCAATGCAATTGAAAACATCAACTGCACCTGGACATTCAGCGTCAACACAATCGGAAGTGGTAATTCTCCAGATGATGTCGTCATCGCCTTCGTAGTCGTCCATAAGAACCTCACCGAAATTTTGTTAAGGGGTGGTCTTGATTTCTCTGCTCGATTAAGCGTTGGTTGATGTTTTCCAACAAGCTAACCCTCTTTTCCAAATTGACTATGTAGATGACAGAAGGTAAGCCAAAAACTGTAATGAAAACACCAAGAACCCAGAGTAATGCTGTTAATTTAGTATTCAACGAAACCAATAACGCCTGGTTATTCTGGTGGTAATCGCATACTTCTTTTCCGGAATTAAGTTCGTTGATGATGTTGGTTACAATAGCCGAAAGTTCCTCTTTTGTCACCACCACGCCCTTACTATAATCAGGCCGGGTAAATTCATCAGCCATAAGCATCACCCCTTTCTTTTAGGTTGGTTATTGAATAGGCTGAATTAGAGTGAAAATCAGCGGGGGGTACCCGTCAGATATTAATTTCTGCACCCTCTCGGACAAAACCGGGTCAGAGCAATTCATGAGCAACAAATTGAGTTTGGACGAGTTCAGAAGTTGCCATGCAAGGTACGCTTGGGACGCAGCAAGGCATTGATCTTGTTGCATCAACCCTGTTCTACAGGCGATAGAAACGTCAGTTGCCGCAACGATCTTTACTTGCTGCGTCTTTTCGGCCAAAGACACCATCTCATCTGTAGTCTGAATTTGCCCACCAGTACACCCGACGACTAACAATGCAAACAACAGGATAAAACTTTTCATTTCTGCCCTCCTTTCCAATGTGACCCACCAAAGATTCGTACTGCCCGATATGCGATGGTCCTTCTCCACCAAGAAACATATTCTTCTTTCATTAACTGCAAAAAAATTTGGTCAACGTCTTTCCTACTGTATATGCCGCAACCAGCATACTGGTAGAAAAAATCATGTACCAATGGTGCTGTTATGCTCAGTTCAAATGGTGCAATAACCCTCCATAACAAACGCGGTATTGATGCAAGGTCTGTGATATAACCTTCTGCAATCAATATATCAATACCCGGTGGACGCGTTATCTTAATATCGAAATCTTTCGTAACAATCCACCGTGCCATTTCAACATCGTATGTTACAGAAGGTCGTTTCATATCAAGCCTCCCAATTCTTATTTACTTTGTCGACATAAACCTGATTCATGTACCTCCCATTTTTTAACTTTATAGGGCTCCCTGCGTTATACGCAGCGATGACCCCAGGCCAACCATACTTGGTGTAATACTTGTTCATCAACCGAGCAAGGTACTTACACCCATATTTTATACCGGTGTCAACAGTGTGTAAAACCGAATACGGGCCGGTAAAGCCAAGTTCTCGAGCCGTCTGACCAAGAACTTGCATTGGACCATATGAGGTAGAACGAGCAGTGTACTCTGCCTTCGACAATCTGATGCGGTCCACCAACCACTTAAAGAAACCTGGCTCATACCTAGTTCTTTTATCTGCCCAACCAGAGGATTCAGTTTGGACTATGGCGCGAACCAATTCGACAGGAACACCATACTGTTTAGAATAGGTTTGAACAGCCTGTTCAACCTCCGTTACGAATTTCATGTCTTCCTCCTTATATGGCAAGAGATAAGTACGGGACTGTGGATAAGTCCTCGGAAACGCCAGCTCTATTGAAGGATGCAACTTTGAAATAAAGGGTTGCACCAGCATCAACAGGCAAGATTGAGTAAGCAACAAAACCACCATCATATACAGCGAAGAGATCTCCTGCTTCAATATCCCCTGTTTCATGATATAACACCGTTCCGGCTTCATCATAAATGAAGTCTGTCAATTTCCATATTCTAGGTGAAAGTAACGTTGCTGTCATGAACCGACAGAACTTATCTCCGGAGTTAGTCCGCACCACAAACAAATTCATTAGTGGTGTGGCAAGTAATTCAGCAAATGTAAGAGCCGAATTTAGCGTATCGTCCGTATCCAAGGCTACGATGATATAAGGAGGCTCAGAAGTAGCGGAAGGCGAGCTAGAAGGCGAAGTTGAAGGACTATTTGAAGGTGATGAATCCAAACTTGGGCTGCTTGACGGCGAACTACTAACCGATGGGCTGCCAGAAGGGGACGAGCTAGCGGAAGGACTTCCAGAAGGGGAACTAGACGCACTAGGAGAAGATGATGGAGAATCACTGGGACTTGAACTTGCCGTCACCGACGGAGAGGAGCTCGGTGATGAATCCAAACTTGGACTACTTGAAGGCGAAGAACTCACACTTGGTGATGCAGAAGGACTGTTAGAGGGGCTTGCGCTGTTACTCACCTCCATGTTCACACTCAATACGGTACCAGTGATGCCCGATCCGTTCCTTGACGCGACAGATTCGTAAGTACCACCAGCGGAATATGACCTATAAAGTTCAACCCCATCCCAAGCTTCATTGCCAGATTCAGAGTAAGCAACACCAACTAGATTTCTATCAGTGTACATATTAGGCACTCGAAACGCTATCGGGTGTATTACAGAACCAGCAGGATCATTATACGCTGGTGCAACAGGTTGTGAAGCTGGAAGGTAGCTTATCACCCAGCTATTGAATGTTCCAGATCCCCCAATAGAAGTTATATTGACAGTTAGTGTATTAACAAAATACCCGAGAACAGTTCCATCCATATAGTTAGAACTACTTCCAGAAGCAGAGATATGAATCCTGCCACCCTCAACGAAATCAATACCAGCAGCGACCTGAAATGATTTCTCACCAAGTCCTATGGTGATGGATGAACTAGATGCGCATGTGATTCCAGGTGCGTAAACGAAAGTGTTTACATATGGACTATCATCCATAGCATCAACAACAATCTGATAGTCTGGTTGTTCTTTGATAGCACCTATCCTTAGATTAGCTGCATTCATTTCAAGATCAGCCTCAGTGAACTCTATCACTTGGCCGGGTCGTAAATCCAAATTCTTCAACCCCAACTTGAATGAGTATGTTTGTACATCAATCAAGGATTTGCGTAACATTCTGTATGCCATCCTGATAGCTCGCACCCAAGTACAGAAACCTTCAAGGTTGGTCGTTACGTCAAGCAAACCATTCTTATCTATATCAACGACATCATCAGCAGTAACAACACCAGTTACATATTCATCTGACCTCTTAGTATATTGAACATTGACTCTATTCTTGTAATCCTTGCCAGCTTTAGAAGTACCAGCCATAGGAAGTTGGTTTATAATCTTCACTAGATCAGACGTTCCTAACCGTGTCACTGGTGTTTCTACCTTCAACTGATGGTGCGAAATGACACCATTCAAATACGTCATGTATCCATCATGATGATTTATTACCGCTTGTAAAGCATCGAGTACGCTAACTTGTGAATCGAATACTAATGATATGTAAAGATCATTATCTTCACAATATTTTTGTGATACGGTTGCAGCAGCATAATCCCATACGGAGTCATCAAGACCAAGACCATAAAAATCATTAGTCAATATGTCCCAGGTTATCGCCTGAGGTAGTACATCTTGTGGGTTGCTTGTTAAATTTATATAAATATTAAATAACTGTACACGCTCATTTAGAGCATCAGCAACCCATATTATAGCACTAGTGCCTGTTCCATGAGCACTTAACAAATGAGCCCCATTAAACAACCCAGCACCAACACCCTGGCCACCGGAATGGTATGCAAAAGTTCCAGAATTAGTCCACACAGACAACCGATTATTCCCAGAGTCCATAACACAAACATGGTTTTCAACTGAATATGTAATGGACGTTGGATTGTCCAGCTCCCCATCACCTTGCCCATACAAACCGAATTGGCTAACATAAGACAAGTTGGTGTTCAATCTCTGTATTCTGTTATTTCCAGAATCAACAACATAACAATAGTCTTGAGTGGAATTCCAAAACACATCGTTTGGGCTGTTGAATTGAAGATTTCCAGTTCCAGTACTTCCCACAGACTGAATGTAGTTTGCATCTAAATCATACACATCAATACAATCATTTTCTTTATCAACCACTAATATGAATTCATCATTAATACAAATACCACCACATCTTCCATCAGAATGACTTAAAGCGAAACGTGAAACAAAAATTCCGGCGGTTGTGAATATTGATATATACTGTGACCCAGCATCAGTCACGTATATGTGATCTTCTTCAGCACTGTTGGAGCCAGCTTTAACACCATAAGGATTTACGAACTCCCCTTCCGCAGGATTTGTTGGATTAACTGCAGGAGTTCCAAATTCAGTAGTTTCTCCACCGGCATCTGGGTATATCTTGCAAATCCCATCCTCATAGAATGAAACGTAGGTGTTATATCCAAAATGATCTACTCCATATGGTCTCATGCTGGTACCCCTTCACTTATTGGTTCTGAAGTCAAGAAATGCGATCTGTAACTTGTAACAGTGTCTATTAACAAACACCCACTAACTTCAAACGTAAAATTAGGAATATATGGTGATTTACCTAGATCATAGTTCGGGAATACAACCCAACATAAACCTTTGTAAGTAGGGGCTCGATCAAGAAATGACGCCATGTGTGAATCCGGCTCAGTTTGAAGTCCGTTATAAATGCGTATTTCATCATCAGCAATCATTTGATTAAGATCCTGTTCATTCTTACCAACCCACAATCTAGTAACTTCCATTCCGGCATAAGCACCATTGGAAGCAGCAGTATTCAGGCACAACCCCCATGCCATAGAAACAGAATAGGTGTAAACCTTGACTTTCTGCTTTCCAACACGTTCCTTTTTAACATGAACAACATAGTTTCCATACCAGAGACAATTCCCTGAAACCTTTCTTGTTCCATATATAGCAGGCACTACTCCACCATACTGAGAAGATTGGAATTTAAGAGTGTCCGGCCTTGGGCTTGCTGCTGTAGTTGGAAACAGTGCAGTACCTATTCCAGCTATAACAGCAAACGCAAACGGAGCCGCATAATACTGTTGAAAAATACACAGTACTATGGCAACAATCGCTGCTACAACAAATGAGAATATCTGACCAAGGTTACTCATAGTAATGTTGCTCGAATACTGTTATAACAGGAACACCATCTATAATTCTAAATAGGAACCCTGTGGTATCCAACGGGTAGGTTTCTCCCATACGCAACACCCGATGTTCCATGTCTTTAGTAAGGTCCCATGTAGTTGGAAGGTATATGCTTCTTCCTTCGATAGTTCTGGCAGTATAACCTGAAAACGAAGTGTCCTCATACCAGCTTATACTTCCTGCAGCATCGCTATACGCAGGTTGGTACGTGATAGGTGGACCTTCATCAAACCATGGATAAGTATCGATGTATGTTTCTGTGTCTGAATACGGAGCCTCTTCCACCCAAATGTCCGGCGGTGCCCCTAAATCCGTATATGAACCATCAGTTGCCATCTGCCAGAAATCGTTCAAACTATCAGTGAAGTACATATGAACCATGTCGGTTATGAAACCATTCGCCATCATATATTCACCAACAGTCTCGTACGGCCAATCGTTATCCTCAAACACAGACAAACCGGTTAGAACCGACAGAATAGTTAAACCAGCAGGTGGTCCGGACCATCCAATAAACACATAATTGCTGTCAACAATAATAAGCGGCCCGTCAGCACCTGTAGGCCGATTTATCACCGTTGTCCAAGCTGTTGAATAATCGGTGTTTATGCGAGTCACCCTGTATGTGGAAGAGTCTACCAACCCACCAACAATGATTATTGCCTCTTCAGTAGTAGAAGATTCCTCATCAACAACAGGGTCTGAGGTCAAGAAATGTGATCTGTAACTTGTCACTGTATTTATGTCTAAAGTTCCACCAACCTCGAAAGTCAGGTTAGGAATATATGGAGAATTGCCAAGATCAAAATTGGGCAAGACTACCCAAACCAACCCTTTGTATACAGGAGCTCGATCAAGAAAGGATGACATATGAGAATCAGGTTCAGTTTGCAATCCATTGTAAATTCTAATATCATCATTGGCCAGCATATCTGCAAGATCAAGCTCATTCTTCCCAGACCACATTCTTGTTATTTCTAATCCTGAATAATCCCCGTTGGCATTGGCTGTGTTCATGCAGATGCCCCAAGCTAACGAAACTGTATAGGTATAACCAGTAGTTGAACTTCCACCACCTTTACCTCCAGAAGATTTCTGCTTATGTGACTGGTAATTATCATACCATAGACAGTTCCCCGACATCTTTCTAGTACCATATACCACTGGTATGGCCGTACCATAATTGGAAGTCTGGAACTGAAGCTCTGCTGGTCTGGGTTGTGCCACTTTCGCAGGAAAAAGAGCCGACCCAACACTGGCTATGGTTGAAAATACGGCAAAACCCAGAGCTGGGTTCTGGGTAATATATCCTACGACGATACCCACAATAGCGGCAACAACAAATGTTATTATCCTACCTGCGTTGCTCATTGAATCTCCAAGCAGAATCGAATTTCTCTGTCAGGTTGCCTACGTTGACAATAACAACACCATTCTGAATATGGCTGTGCACTAACTTTCCATCACCTAGGTACATACCAGCATGGTTTGCACAACGACCATACGTATATATCAGTATGTCCCCAACTTCGATATCCTCAAACTTGACTTCAGTGCAATAATCAGAAAGACCTTGCTTCAGGATGCTGATATCGTTATGCAAAGCATAGTCAGCAGCATATTTAGTGGTTTTGAAATCTTTAGGCAACCAACCGAAAGCAATCGCCAAGGCAACGATGAATTGAAGACAGTCAGTACCATACCCTTTCACAGCAATTCCATGTTTCCAGGGAGTAAACGGCTTCAACCATGAATTGACTTCTTGCATAATCTGTTCTTGTGTCATAACAACCCCCATTAGTATAAGATCATCTCTGGTTTCGGGATATATTCAAACCCAAAGAAATTAGCATAATTATTGAACTTGTTGGCACATGTTTGACCTGTTCTGTCACAGCCCCAATAGACTGTAAAAGTATCATCAGTTTCAACTTCCTCAGGAAATGGCGTTATCAACGTTACATAACCATCAAAATGCTCAACCACCATCCTTGAGATAGTGTCATTGTTGCCGGAAGTCATAAGCAACTCACCACGAACCCACCATCCCTGTCTCATATTAGAATACGCAAAGACAGTAGAGTATATGGTGACAACAGTGCTATTTGCCCCGACTACCCCGTTCTGACTGTAACTCGCTTTACTCAATCCACAACGAGTGTCAAATAGCTTGTGCTGGCAATACTCTGAATACACCAGCTTGGGAAACTTGTCATTCAACTTGTCCAATATCGAACCTACTGATATCGTCATAGTACCTTGGTCATATGATATGCCACCGGTCAGATACCCATCAAATCTAACGACAGCGTTGGTAAGAGCTACATAATCAAGAAGTAATATGCGAACTCTCATGTAGCGAAAATACCCACGCTTGATTATCTGCGGTATCGTGAGCTGGTTGCCGCCTATTATGACACCAACCACACCCATAGTGATGTCAACCTTGTCTGCTTGAAGATTTGAATGGTACGCAATGTTGCTGCGACTCATGGGAATTGACTGATACGTTCTCCCAAGATACGTTATATTCGTACTGTGCGGTGTGAAATACGCAGTCAACCCATTCGTCAATTGCAACTCATAGATCTCGGTCAACGTATTTCTAATGTTAGTTAAGTCCATTAGGTAACCACCTCATTCACTTGGATGAATGTCACTTCATTCAAACTGTACAGCTCGTACTCGAAATATTCAAAATCATACGAATCTTTCTCGAACCGAACAACATACAAGGTACCGTCCTCATCATACAAGTTGAATGCCTCAAATGCCCCTTTTCTGGCAATGAAGAAATCAAGCACCAACTGGTATTGCGCTGCTGTCAAAGCCTCGAGGGACGCTTTTATCTTATATCTGGGGGTTGGCTCTAGGCTGATCCTTTGCTCTACCGCCGCACCATAGTTAATGATGACAGTGCTGAATTGTGGGGTTTTTACTAAAGGAAAACTTATAGGTACATCAGGAAAGTCAGCCATTAACCCATCCTCCTAGCTGGCGAATTATCAGATATTAAGCTTCCCATAGCACTTGCCACTGACTCTCTGTTCTGCATCAAGTAAGCGTGGAAACTTTGTGCGTCAAGGGCATGAACATTCCAATGGTGAACGTGAGTAACCTTGTTTTTATCTTTGGTGTTACCCCTATCAGTTTTAACGCCAAGCTCACCTTTACTATTTCTAGATAATGGTAAGATTGCTTCAGGACCAGCTTCCCCCATGACACCGGCTCCAGATGCGAAGGCAAAGAACGTTGGTTTGGTAACAACGCTATTTGAATGAGCGGAAAGACTTGGACTATCGAATGTTCCACCCTTCCTCCAACCACTCATCAATCCACCGGCTATGCCACCCCAATTATTAACGTCAACCCCACTAGTCCCACCATAGTAGGAACTGATACCACCTATAATTCCAGATATCACCGATCCCCATCCACTCCCACCCCCACCACTCCAACTATCTTTTCCCATCAACGAAGCCATAGTCATCTGAGCCATGATATCTGCTATGATTTTCAGAACGGCCTGTCCAAACTGTGTAAACACATCCATCAAGCTATCTATCTTGCCTTGTAACAGTGCCCCGAATGCACTCGATAATGCGTTCTCAGCAGCACTCATATAATCATTCAACGTCTTAGCACCGAGCTGGTACAGGGACAAGATCTTTTCTTGTTGGATTTTAACTGCATCAGAAAAACCTTGCCCGAATGTTCCTCGAAGCTCCCTGACTATTCTGATCTGTTCCTGCAAACTGTTGTTAGTCTGTTGTATCTGGGAAGTAAGAGCCAAGTATGTCCGCATTCCTTCTGATGAACTTGTTTCTTGAGCAGCTCGTCTGGTTTCAAGAATAGCGAGTTCCTGAGCATATATATCTTGGCGTTTCTGCGCGGCATCTGCGTTAGAAATAGAATATGTTGTTTCAAGGGCTGAGATTTTTTGTAATTCAATCTCATACGCACTCAACTTATTAGTCATTGCTTCATCAAGGTCTTGTTGTCGTGCCTTAGCAATGGCGATCTTGTCCAGCATCTCAAGTTCTGCTTGTAATGCCTGGGCCTTGGTGTCTCCTCCGGACGCAGCAGAAACAACACTCATACGTTCTGCACTTTTCTTGTCCTGCTCCACCTTCAGTTTTGCTGCTTCTTCATACTTTCCTTTGTACTCCAATATCTGAGCCGCAACGTCCGTGTAAGACTTTGCAAGCTCTTCATTCGACTTACGTATTTCATTATCATATTCGATCTTCTTCTGTGCCAACTGTGATTCAAGTTCGTTTATCTTGGCGAGGTCCTGTTCTACCTTTGCGCGTTCTTGGAATGTTCCAGCGACCATACCCTTCTTACCAGACAATTTCTTAACTACGGCTTCACGTTCCACCATGCGAGCCTTGACTTGCTCAAGTTCTTTCTGTGTTCCAGCAGTTTCAAGTGCATATTTCTGATCAAGGTATGCTTTCGTGGATACCAGACCTTGTTCTTTTTGAGTATTAAGTAACGCCATTCTTACTGCATTAGCATTTCTAAGAATAGTAAGCTCTTTCTCCTGTGCCGCTTGGAGATAAGTCAATCGAGCATCTGCGTCAGTCTTTTCCGAACCACCCTTGCCTTTCTTATCCTTTCCATCACCACCAGAACTCTTAATCTTAGGAGTTTTTGCCTCTACCTTAGATTTTCGAGGCCCAGCCATCTGTTCATCAGTCTGTTCAAAAAACATCTGACCATAAACGTCATCAATCTTCTTTACTTGTTCACGTCCTTCTTTCCAGGCCCCTGAAATATTTCCCCAAGTCTTCTTTACATTATCAACCATGCCCCCAAAGTCACCAGAAAACACACTCTTCAGATGGGTACCATAACCACTGGCCGCTTCCTTAACCATATTGAAACCTGTGATACAATATTGAAACAACTGATGTAATGATGAAGCAAGAGCCACTCCAAACAATCGAATAGTCTCGAATTTCTCAGCAAGGACTTTTCCAATCTGCCATCCAGCAAAGAATGCAATCAATATCGACCCAGCTATCTTAACCTTGCCCAACGCATTGGCGGCAGCAAAACAAGCTGTAACAGTCTCGGTGCCCATAACTAAAGCATACGTTCTGGCAATGAGTGTCGCCCCAACCATTTCTTTTGACGCAAGAGCCATCTGTATTTGATACCTAGCCAAAGCAATACTAGCTGCTGTATATACAGCAGGAGCCACCTTAAACACCAAAAAATATGCAATAGCAACCTTGGTGGCAGCAGCGATTATAGACGCACTCGTCTTAATCGCATTGGCTATTTGTTCACTGTTATTCTTGATGAAATCTACGAATTCACGTCCTTTCTCTGTTGCTTCTTTATATACATCTGCAAACACATTTCTCTTCAACTGCGTCATTGCAGTATCCCACGACGATTTGACCGATTCCCATGAATTGGCGATATCAGGAGCCGCAGCTTTGACACCAGCAAGATATGGCTCAATTCGTGCCCAGAAATCACCGTGCTCTTTTCCAAGTTTTATGATATCTTTCAGACCATTCTTGTAATCCCCAGAAGACTTAGCCATCTGATCTATCTGCTGGGCCACTATCGCGCCCTGACGAGCTTCACCAGTCATCAAAGCTCGCATTTCTTGTCTGATCTGCATTCCTTGATTCTGTCCTTGAGTATACATAGCAACCATGTTGGACAAGGCTGCGAATGACTCCATCTCTTTCTTGTTATTGGTGTCAATGACCTGTCCCTGCATGATCATCGTCTCTGCCATCGCTTGCAAACCTTCTGCGTTGGCGAAGGAAATATCGTCAATCTTCCTCAACTCTTCAGCCAAACCAACAGCATATTTCTTCGCTTCAGCGTATTTCTGAGCGATGTTATCTGGACCCTGCATCGTCGAAATCATCGAAGCCATCTTGATGGTAGAAAGATTCAAATTATCAATAGCTTCTATCCCAGCATTCACTTGACGAATGATATAATCAGCAGAAAAAGCAACCCCAAGGAGACCGAGTGCGGACCTTGCTACATTGGCCGCACCGGTCAACTTGGAATTAATACTGCCAGCAAGATCATTGATTATGCGTTCCGAATCTTTCGACCCGGACTTGAGCATGGAGTTATCTAAACCTATTTGTGCCCATAGGGTTCCGATATTCATTCAACGCTCCTTCTTCTTGATCTTTCTGGCACCTAACGCACGTGCAATCATCTGCACCTTGTCCAACATAGAAACGCTAGAATTTATTTCTTTCATCTTGAATTCCGGAACAAAATCATTCGGGGTATACGCATCCGTCTTCTTGGATCTGTTGACATTCGCTACCGTACTAGCAACAATCCCAGCTCGAATATCTTCTCTCCACGGACCGAACGGTTCTACCCGGTCATACGCAATCCATTCCAAGAATAGACGGGATGACATGTTCGCCAACATCCCGTCTACATCCCATGTACCAACCGCCAGAGCTAGTTTGAAGGCGAATTTTCGCTCTGGTCGGTCACGAAGTTTTTTTCCAGGAACTCAACTCCCCCACCGTTGAGTTTGGTGTCTGCAGCAAGTACACGTTGAAGGGCTTTCGAGCTTTTCTTGGCAAGGTCCGGGATATCACCCGGTGTGAACAGAAGATTCCCCTCGTCGTCGCACATACAGAAAGCCGCTCTCTTCGCCCGGTAATTGGTCATATCCATGATTGGCTTGCCGGGGTTACTGGCGTCCATGATCGTCTTGTCGAACTCGTCCTGTTGCTTGGCGGTCAGAGCTTTTACCATTACGTAGGCTTCAGGATCCCCATCAGCCCACTCAGGAACGAAAACCTTCTCCATCAGGATATCATTCGTAGCCAAAATCTTTTCTTTTGTTAAGCACCCCATGATAACACCCTCCATAGTGTTGAAGTTTGGAGGGGCCGTCAAGACCCCTCCATTGTTGTTACGTCGACAGCGTTACTTCGCCAGAAATCTTGATGGTGCAGCTTGCGGTGACCTTGTCGTCGGTGGGAATCTTCAGTCCCAGTGCCGTAACAAGACCGGTGAATGCAAGCTCTGTGCTTCCCGCATCGGGGAGAACGATCTTGTAGTCCCTCGGATCAGAACTCTCGAAATCGAGCTTCAGATCGTCGTACCCGTCAATGGTGAAGTTCATTTCCAGCTGAAGTTCACCACCATCACGGAAACCACCGATGAACGTTCTGTAACCACCCTCAGTATCCAGGGCCGTTGTGTCAATGGTATTCCGGCTCATGTTCGGACCGGAAATATCATTGATCTCACCGATAGCGGTGAACGTTGGACTCGATGCCATGTTCGACCGCTGCAGTTCTGCTCCAACTCCTGCAATAGCCATGATTTACACCTCCTTTTACGATGTTTTCGACCTGTGTATTCTCAGGTTCACAGTGAACAACCACCTGTTGCTGTCGTCTTTCCCGATACAATTCGGACCGTTCTGCACCCAAATAGCCAAATATCGATAAGACCCAACAACTTCTTCATACAACCCATTCAAAGCGTCAAATATTTCCTGCGCTAGATCAAAACCCTCCTCGTATGACTTGTTTCGAACCATAACTTGAACAGTTGGCCTCTCAAAACTATAATTCGGAGCCGGCTCGTACCCACCAGTATCAAAACAAGTTATGATATCATCGGGGCTTGGTGGCATTCCGCCAACAAATAAATCGGTTGCAAACGTCCCCAAAGAAATGGACGATGTTTCCAACAAACTTGCTATGTCACGTGCCACACTCATAACCAGCTCCTAATCCAACTTGGTCTTTCTTGCAATGATAGCGAGTATCCTTTTTTCGTTTTCCTTCAATGGGTCCTCAAGGAACTTCGCCTTCGCTGTAGACTTGGCACCCTTCTTTCTTGCCTTGGATTGAGCTGAAGGTCTCGGGACTGTGAAATTCGCTCCTGTCATTTCATGTACGAATGGAGCATATGATGCTGTCAACCCCAATTCTGCAACGACACCATCAGGGTGTCTGAATATAGTAGGACCGTACCAACTATTAACAAGGTTCGCTGTATCAACTGGGGTTTGCTTCTGCCCTTCCCTGCGAACAAGAGCCCCAGCTTCTATCAGCCCAGCTTGTCCATTAATACTGATACCGTTAATCGCCTTGTTCAGGTTGGCCAGGACTTTGTCCAGTCCGCTTATTCCTTTCTTCATAACAACACCTTCCTGAATGTGAAGGTTCCTGACAAATTCTGCGACGAATTGACGGAACGAATTTCTTTAGCACCTGCAACAGACCTCGGATCACCCTCATTGGCTGACGATAACGTGGCCAGAGTTCCAAGATATACATACCCGCCAAGAACCAATTCCGAAGCCGGGTATACCACCGAGGAAGAAGTATGTTCACTTCCGTCCCTCGATACGAAACGCTCTTGCTTATCCTCCCATCGGACAGACACTTCAACAGGTTCCGCAAAGATTGGTTCACCATATCCGTTCACTCCAGTCAAGGCCCAATAAACGGCCGTTTGATTTCTTCGAATTTTCATAAGATGTACCTTGGCGTTATCTGCGTTCTGAGCGTTTCGATGGTTGCTTTCGGTTTCTCAAGATTCGCCAGAAGGCCCGTGGTGTCCAACATTTTGACATGTTGACCATATGTGGTGGCGTCAAGTCCTTTTCCACCGGCAGATGCTGTCTGATATGTATTGGACGCATCGCCCACACTCTCGTTCGTCAGTCTTGGATCCATCGTACAAGCAAGGTGGGCTGACAGATAGAGTTCGATCTGCTTCAACCTTGCATCTGACAAACCTTGATCAGCCAACGTCTCATCCACAATCAAAGACGCTGTTGCAATGAATGGCGTAGTCTCGATGGTAGTATCAAGAATCTTTTTTACCTCGTTATCAGTAACTCTCATGTTATACCACCTTTATAGCAAGAGTCTTGGAGTACACTGCTTCATCAGACGCTGTAATCGACACAGTGATTTCATATGATCGACCAACAGTTCCACCTTGAAACCAGATATACACGATAGAATCATCATTCTGCAATCTGGCTGGGCTGGTAATTCCGTCATCATCGGTAACTACAACAGAATCAATGATTTCTTCCTGAAGATCCTCGGTGAAATCTATGCCAATGTAGTACTGTTCGGATTGTTTCTTCGGATCAGCTACAAAATCACTCATATCGAACCTCACTTATCTTGGCATGGATTCAAACAACCATGTTTTTGGTGGAACCTCAAACATCCTTGTCCTATGCGGAACTTCAAATATCTGTCTCGGATGACAATCAACAATTCCAGTAGATGCACTAGGACTGCGACTTGGTGATGCACTTGGTGACCTACTTGGGCTCGAACTTGGTGATGCGCTCGGGGAGCCACTTGGACTGGTTGACGGTGTCTCCGATGGTGAGCTGCTTGGTGTCTCGCTTGGGCTGCTCGAAACTGAACTGCTTGGTGAAGCAGACGGTGACGAACTTGGTGTTTCGCTTGGACTGCTGCTTACGCTACTACTCGGACTTCCAGAAGGGCTACTTGATTCAGAGCTACTCGGACTGCTTGATTCTGATGCGCTTGGTGATGCGCTTGGACTGCTGCTAACACTACTACTTGGCGACCCGCTAGGCGAGCTAGAAGGAGTCTCAGATGGACTTGCGCTCGCTGAAGCTGAAGGACTTGCAGACGGACTGCTTGACACCGACGAGCTTGGCGATGCTGACTCGGAACTGCTTGGTGACTCACTTGGCGACCCGCTAGGACTTGTACTTGCACTTCCACTTGGACTAGCAGAAGGTGTCTCGCTTGGTGATGCACTTGCTGAGCTTGAAGGACTAGCACTTGGTGACCCACTGGGAGAAGTGCTTGGGCTTCCACTCGGGGATGAACTTGCAGATGGACTACTACTTGGGCTTCCAGAGGGCGACCCACTCTCAGAAGCCGAAGGGCTGCTACTCACCGAAGAACTAGGAGAACCGCTCGGACTGCTTGAAGGTGACGAGGAAGGGGAAGAGCTTGGACTTCCCGATTCAGAAGCACTAGGCGAAGACGAGGGGCTTCCTGACGGTGTATTTGAAGGTGACGAACTCTCAGAAGGACTTGTAGACGGAGAGCTACTCGGACTACTTGAAACCGACCCACTAGGTGAAGCCGATTCGCTTGATGACGGTGAAGAGCTTGGGCTCGCACTTTCTGAAGCCGATGGTGAACTGGACGGGCTTCCCGATGGTGAGCTACTTACACTAGAACTTGGACTACTGCTAGGTGTGCTCGATTCGCTGGCAGAAGGCGAACTGGATTCTGAAGCCGAAGGGCTGCTTGATTCTGATGCTGATGGAGAAGATGATGGGCTACTTGATTCCGAAGCAGAAGGGCTGCTACTCGGACTTGAGCTTGGTGATGAACTTTCACTGGCAGACGGGGAACTGCTCGGGGAGCCCGAAGGCGAACTCGACACAGACGAGCTGGGAGAGGAACTCGTGCTGGACGATGGGCTCCCCGATGGTGATGAACTTGGACTTGAACTCTCACTCGGTGATGCTGAAGCAGACGCACTTGGGCTGGCGGACTCACTAGCCGAAGGACTACCGCTTTCTGAAGCAGATGGACTACTAATACCAGACGATGAAGGCGAACTACTCGGACTCCCCTGTTCGGATGTCATCCCGCCCCATACTGGAATCGGCTCGAAAACTTGATAGGGATTATCGCTGATGCTTTTGATTTCGGCATCGGTCAATACTCTGTCGTAAACTCGCACGCAATGGGCTTCGCAATCAATTGGCGAATAGCTCCACTCATTGCCCCCATTGAATAGTGTCACATTGTAGGGAAGCCTTGTTCCTGAACCATCCCACTCAGTTGATAGGCTTGTGATGCGTTTGCCATCGTGATATAGTTTCGGAGCAGAAAGGCCATCCCAAGAGCCAGCCAATGATTTAGCTGTGGTAAGAGCGTTTGCAGCCCTAGTCCACGGATAACCACTACTGGTAAATACTTGCATTTCGTATGAGCCATCATTTACCCAGAGAAATGGGCCACCACCACGGTAAAATCCTTGGTCACCACTGTTGAGCGAGCGGAAGTTGCCGCAGATAATCACGGTTCCCCGTTGTTCAATAATGTCTCCGGTATTTGTGACTATCCCATGCTGGCTGCCGCTCCCAGTGAACCTTATGCCATCTGGATGTCGCGGGCTACCTGCTTCATAAAGTGTTGCCCTACTGCCATCTACGGCATTAATAACTGCGCTGCCTGTTTCTTGGAAATCCCAACACCGGATAAGCCCCTGCGTACTCCAATGACCGTCACTTCTGAGCCTCGTTCCTGCTGGTGGCTTGCTCGTCCAATCAATTTTTATCGGTATCAGCGCCATAATAACTCCCTATGCGCTTATCCCATTTTTCCTGACATAGGCGTTGACGGTAATGGTTTCCGATGCGGTTCCCAGCTTCCGACATTCAAGGCGGAAGGCGTAGCAGCCAGAGACGACGATGGACTTCTCGAAAGTCGTCGATGCCAGCCTGCCGATGGAGCCGGATACAAAAGCGATGTCATCGTAGACTTCGGTGGTATCGTCCAGTGTCGTTACAATGCGGAAGCCGAGGTCGTTGGCTGGAGTGGCTGGGAAGGCGGCAATGATTTGCACAGTTGCGCTCTCGCCAGGAAGCAGAGTGACTTTGCTCGATACGTTATCGAGATACGAGGCATCGCTATCGACGGTATCATCGACCGACTGCCCACTCATAATTTGTGTTTTATTTCCCCAGGACATTTATAGCTCCTTTCTGTATTCCTCCATTACGTTTACAAACTTGCCCCAAGGCTCAAGCTCATACCTTCTATTCTTGCCACGCCTTGGGCCGGTGAAATTGCTTCCGTGTCGAATGTCGAGGTTTGGTTGTTCTGTTCTGAACGTGGAACAAGTAAACCTCGCCAAATGCTTTTCAAGGTAAGGCTGCAAATATTTACATTCACCACTGACTGCAATACGAGCAGCTTCGACTACTTCAGGTGGAAACGCACCAGGCTCACCCAGTCGTTTCAATATCCTGAGCCCACCCTCAAGGAAGAACATCCTGTCTTCAATGGACTCTATCAAGAGTTTCCTATCACAAACCAATTGGGATAATGCCTTCCTGCCATCATTCCAGTAGGAGTACATCCCGTTCAGCTCTGGATGATTGCCTCCCCACTGAACAAACCAACAATTGGTGTTGTACCAGAAGGTCGTATTATCTGGAGGAGTCCAAGCAACGTGCTCTTTTGTGTACATCACGTCATGTTCAGCAATCATGACGAATTCGGTTGTTGCTTGTTTCAAACCTTCAAGTTGCTGAACGTAAATGTTGTACCAATTCCTTCCAATATCACCAACATTTATGTTATGGCCAAAATCTAATGGCTTCTGGCTAACAGATATTATGGAACAATCGCCTGAAACTCTGCGAAGCTGATCCCTACAAACCTTCGCTATCGATTCTTCAAGCCGACTGTCGGTTATGTAGATGATTGTCTTATTCATAGTATTTCACGATTTCTGTACCCCGTCCCCAATAAGGAATTTCAATGGCAAGGTACGAGCCAAGTTTTTTCCTATGACGTTTCTGCCGGTCCTCAGTACCATTGTCATGTGACAATTGAACTATCGGTGTTCGAGAGTAGAACGTAACAGCTTTTCTCTGCGTTACACCAAGTCCCCTCTCTATGTTGTTCCTGCCACATTCCCCCATGAACTGCATAGGAAAGTTATTGTTTGGGTGCTTGTCAAACCGTTCTTGCAACGCCTCAATCAACAATTCCCTCGGTGCTATCAACGAACAATTACTGATTCGCTGGCGAACTGAAAACAGTATCGGTGGCCATGTAAAAAGTGACCATCGACTGAAGTTATACGCAAACTCGCCATTCTGTGGGCGAAAGCAACGATAATGCTCCTCGGAGTACAACGTGTCATCTTCTGCAACCCCTATGAATGGGGTTTCTGCACGTTTCGCACCAACAAGTAATTGACGATATATGTTGGCATAATCCTTCTTATCGTTTTCCAATATGTTCAACCCGAAATCAACGGGCTTTCTTGATATCGTGATTACTGGGAAATCACCGACAGCCTTTTCTAGGACTTGTCGATGGAAAGACACCCACTTGCTGGGCACCTCATTCGCAGTAAGATATATGACAGTCAGATCTTTCATTTCTTCAGTAACCATCCCCCCTTGGTGAAGCCGAATACAAACCGCGCATCGAAATCAGTCAGTTTGTAATCTCTGTTTCTGGCAAGGAACCAATCCCGAGCCTCACCAGGCCCAACAAGTTCGCCTTGTCTACCGTAACAATCTTCAACAACCATGAATTGTCCTGATGTTACGATATCGGCATATCTATGAAGCTCCCACTTGACCTGTTGACGAGCATGGTTACCATCTATGGACAACATGACTTTCATCGGACGATCCTGCACATTGCTTTTTAATCGAATCATTTCTTTGATTTCAGCAATGATTTTTTCATCTTTGGAATCGCCTTGTAAATAAGTTATGCGTGGATGTTGGACCAATGGCCCTCTTGGAGTGGGGTCAATGGATACAACGCAGCCATTTCCCGCCATTTCAAGGAAATCGGCGAACATCAATGCCGATGCACAAAACGCCGTACCAATCTCAATGATAAAGTCCGGACGCCGTTCCCATATCGCCATCTGGTACAAAACTATGTCGGTTGGCATCTTGATCATCTTGATACCACGCCAACGGGGATCATGTCCCTTGAGGTGTATGTTTTTGTAAAAGAACGACTGCAGTTCTGTGCGCTTTCCATCTTCCATATCAGGAACTCTCCCTTCCCATGTAGGGGGATTGAATTTGTCGACCAACCATTGAATATTTCGTTTCTGCTGTGGCCACTTGTTGTTCAGCCACAAATCCATAGAATATTTTCTGGCATTATCAACCTGTCGACCTGATATTGGATATGGGAATCCACCATCCCCTCCCCTAAACCAATGAGCAAACCAGGTATTCTTATTAACTTTGAGTGCTCCACCTGACAGCCACGCTTTGAGAGCAACCTCTATTCCCTGCTGTCCCCATGAACCGTGATTCTCATCACACCCACCAAGTTCAAGAAACCTGGCTTTGTGCATGAAAAAGCACGGTCCCATACAACACATCGTATCGTCTATCAGCTCAGTACGGTCGTGCCATCTGCGAAAATCCTTGCCCGTATAATACTGGGCACGCATTTCGTCTTTATCGTTCCAACCGATATACATATAATCGGTTCGTTTATGTAGTTTGGGTTGCCACCGAACAACATCTAAGTTGTACATTCGTGGGATGACAGTCCAATCATATTCACAGTCAGCAGCTAGCTTTACATCAAAACCTTTATCAACTGCACAATGCGCGTCCAACTTCATTATGAACTTGCCACGAGCGATGGACGCCGCTCTGTTTATAGATTGTCTTTGTCCTAATGATTCGGTGTGGTGAAGGAGTGTTACTCTCGGGTGATCCAATATAGGAGGATCGGGCCAGTACCCATCGCATATGGCAATTATCTCAGTATCACCCTCGATGTTTGCCAGAACATTTTCTATCGTCTTTTGCAAGAACTTTTCGTTTCTTGCGGGTATTATTACTGTCAATAGCACGGTCAAAACCCCCCAGTTTCGCCTTTCTAATACCACATCTGTCCTGCGCTAACATTTCTTCACACATATCAGGTCCATGCTTATAGTAAGTTGGACAGAATTCAGTCATGTGACATTCTACCGACACGGCACCACATCCCCAAGGTTTACTGAAGGAAACATGGTCAACGCGCTGTCCGGCGTAGCATTTAATATCTCGAGCCCGAGCTTATTCGCATCGGATAAAATCTTTTCGAACGGTGGAAGAAACCGTTTTTCGTATATATCAATCCTTGGCCGATGCTTATGGTTGGTGTGCCAGTTGTGTTGACCTTCACGAACTTTCATATCGTACCCGATCAAAACTATTCGACTAGCACCAAGATGCATGGCAAGGTTTATCGCCGACCCACCTGAACTCTTGTTCCAAACAACCTTATTCCTGATAGAAGTCAATCCATAACCTTCGTTCCGATTAACATGTAACACCCTCGGCAACTTCTTACTTGTTGGAGGGCATCCAAACACAACCCCTTCATACGATCTGAGCAAAGTCTTGTTCCACGCATACCAACGCTCATCCCCGAACCATGTTACATCAACCCAATTACCGAGCTTAAATGCGTCGTTGACTCCAACAACATGACATTTCATAATAGGTGACAAATCCATGTCTTTTACGCTTGGACCGCCACCTATTATGAAAACTGTCCCGTCCCAGAGTTTAGGGATGTTCGGTAGACGCTGAAACAAGTGCATCCGCCTGTTCTTCAGTCAACGGTTCGGTGTTGACTGCTTCATTGGTTTTGGGGTTAATGACAAAGAAGCCGTCTTTCCGCTGTTCCTTCGTGAACCCCTCAAATGCGGGAGGAAGTTCCGGAGCAGCAACTTGTTCAGTACCATCGACCGGGCCGAGACATTCCCACTGGTTCCCAACGTACGAACCTTCAGATGCTTCGAGTATGTCCCCCGGTTTTATGATAACAACGCCCTTGGGTGTACGAAGATGGTGCTTGCCGTACTTCCTCCGGAACTTGAAAAGGACCTCTTTCTGTTCCACCTGTTCCACCTGTTCCACAGGATCTACATTCTTACGTGCCATGTCTAATCCCTCCCCTTGTTATTCAACCCCTCTGGAATGTCCTCAAATCGCTTTGAGGACATGCGCACAAAAGTCGAACTGTAAAATACCTGTTACGGCTCCTCGAAATGGACGATGCCACAACGACCGGCCTGCGTTGAACGAATCTGCGGAACCTTGATACCCATGACTTTGTAATGAAGAACCATACCGCCCTGTTCCGACCATTCGACAGGAGAGATTTCCATGCCGGAAACAAGCCGCACGACATCGGAAGTCATCTGGACCATGATAACCGATTCCTGGCCGGATGCATTCTGGCTCATCTTGTCGCTGACCTTGATGTCGCTGATTCCCTGGATCTGAAGGATACGCTGGCGAATGGTAATGTCGCCTTTGGCCGTACTGTAGTCCTCATCGAGTTTGGTTTCATACGCGGTCGGCACATATACGACGTACGGACCATAGAAACGGTCGCCGATAAGAACCTGCTTCATGGCGAGGATGTCATTGACGATATCGGCACCGGTGACGCCAGATGCGTCCCATGCTGCCCCGAGTTCGCCGGTATTGCGATTGGTGTAGTCCCGATAGCCATAGATCGTTCCGTCGCCGTATGCGTAGGAACTGGCACCGTTGAAGAGCATGTCTTCGATTTTCTCCGTAACAGCCCGAGCCGCCATTTCAGCGTTGGTGGTGTCGAGGGATTCGCCGGTGTTACGTGATGCGGCAAGAACGCGAGCATTGATGAAATAGTCGCAATGAACAAGGGGCAGCGGCAAGTAGCTGGCCACATAGTTTGCCCGGTCATTGGAACCCCTGGAAAGTCCGTCCATGCTCAGTTGTGCGGTGAGGAACTCATTCAGTGTTTCCGTCTCGAGGATCGTCTTGCCGAGGCCGTTGGCGATAGTGTAAACAAGGCCGCGAGAAGTAAGATCAGATACACCGGACAGCCGAATGCGTGCTTCACGTGTTATTGCTTCGTCGTATTGAAGCCACTCGTCCTTCCGAAGAGTCGCCGCATTGGTTACGACAACCTGCGGCTTGCCATTGGAAATGACGGTCTGGTAGGCACGACCATCCTTTCCGATCCATGGTCTGAGCGCATGAACGCTCATTCCGTTTGCGAGCAAGCGAGCCGCCGCCGCTCCGCCTCCTGACAGACCCTGACCGTTTACGCTCAGGATGTCAACTTGTGCACCATTCATGTGTTATTTCCTCCTTTTCGTATTTTGTCAGGGATTAAACGACCATAACCCGGCAACGAGCCGTAGCACCGGTAGTGGTGACCGCTTCCATCGCGATGCCGAAGATGTTGGAAGTGTCGTCGACCGATGCAAGGGCATACTCACGCAGAGTACCGTCACCAGCAGATTCGAGACGGTCACCGATGGATATGGTCTGGCTTGTGGCGATGATAGCGTAAACCTCGTCGCCCGGGTCGAGGATTTCAGCCTGCACCCGATCTCCGGAAGAGTAATCATCCGTGATGGTGTTACCTTGAAGTTCGTCTTCGAAGGCAATCATTTTGGGAGTCAGGAGCCCACCGGGGGTATTGTGTACAACAAGGGCGTCACTCGAATTCAGCATCACGAGGTGACCCGGGGTAATCGTTCCCCCTGCAGCCTTCTCGATTCGCTTACTTGCGAGCTTTTTCAACAGCGTGGTGTAGTAAGCCATTTCTAAACCTCCTTATTTTGATATATTCCTGGGGATCGATTACTTCTTGTCGTCTTTTTTCTCGTTGATAGTCGGAAGCATGAGCGGCTCTTCACCGTCTGCATTGGCAACCGAGGTGAACCCTCCGCCGGCGCCGGCATAGTTGGCAGCGGGTGCAACCGTATCGGCGGTGGCCTGGAGCAGTTCATCAGACATGGCGTTGAGCATATCGTCGGTGTACTTGTTGACCGAATTGGATTTGATACGGGCGATAAGATCCGTGCGCTGCTTGGCGATCATGTTGTCGACGAAATCGAATCGTGCTTTTACGGTCGCCGGGGCTGCAGCAAGAAGCTCCTCAAACGTTGCCTGTTTCGGCGATTCTGCGTTGTTTGTTACTTCCTTGGCCTCGGGGATGTTAACTGGCATCATGGACGAAAGCTGCTCCTCGTTCAGCACGGACAGCCATTCACGGTCTGCTTCGGTGTACTGCGTGTGTTTGTTTGCAATGAGATCACATACTGTAACTTTCATTTGTGTTCCTCCTTCTGATTTGTTTGATTATGACACTGCTTCTATCGTTACCGAGGTTGAACCCTGAGAAGCTGCCCACTCACGAGCTTTTATTTTAGCTTGGCATAAATCTTCGCGGCTCGTTGTGCAGCAAGAACACTGTTGGATTTTTTGATATTCACCGTCTTCAATTCACCACCTGTATTGATAATGACAGGTTTATTCTCTGTCGATTCTTCGTTCGATACAGGAACGTAACTGATCTCTTTACGAACCTCTGCAATCTCATTGGCAAGGGTAACGGTGCCATCCTCCCCGATAGTATACCCACGACGACATATCTTGGACTTTGTTCCCGGTGTGCTTTGAGGCCCGGGTCGCACCTCGTACACAACTTCGTTATCGTAAATGGCTTCCACCAAACAATCCATGGTGGGACCATCCATAGCATAGATAGCTTTTCGAATATTGTCAACCTTCTCACCCATGGACATTTCGTTGCCCAAAACATGTTGAACGGCCGAATTAACCGTTGCAAGCATCTTCTGCAAGAAGTTCTTTTTCTCCATATCCATTCCTCCACTTTCTTTATTGGCTCGAACCCCGCAACCATCTTGCCAACTACAAGCACCTCGAGCCCCTGGAAGAAGGGCCAAATGATCAGGGCGAATATCTTTCACAATAGCTTGGTACGATTCTCCATTCCACGTACCTTGGGAGAGTTCATCTACACTGAAAAGCCCCGTGGATACTTCGAGAGGTTGATTATTGCTCAATGCATCAAGGACGGCTGGGCTGATTCTCTTCGCTTTGTTCACATCCACATAAATCTCACCCTTCAAACGAGGCTTGGGGGAAGATTCATATCTAACGTTCCAAAGACGCCCCACTGAACGAGATTCGATAACATCAGGAGAATTGCACGAAATCGCGGCGCCCCCAGCTTCCGGATGATGTACTGGAACAGGCATTCCATTCCAGAACTGTGCCGATGTCTCGAGAACAGATGCTGGATAAAACAAAGCCCCTCCAGAACCCTGATGAACACCTTCCACCAGAATTATTACAGGGGCTGCGATATGATCACGTCCATCGAATTGAATTCGACGAGAAGCGTTGGTTTGTAAATCCGCTAGAACGTGAAAAATCGTGTTTTTCATATTCAATTCCTTTAGAAGTTCGTGATACCGATGTCATTGTAATAACAAGGATGCGCATAATACAAGTATTTTTCGATTTTTACAATAAAATCTATTGAACTATTTAGTCTATTTATTCTATAATAAAAAGTTTCGCTTATGACAACAAGTCAATGAAAAAATCATGGAGTTCTTTGGGCAGGTCCCCTTTGTATGTTGGGTCTGTAAATACCGTAAAACATGTAGCAAACAATTCCTTCTCGTTGGTCTTAGCATATGCACACACCTCATCAGCTATTCCCGAACGATATAAATCAGCCATGGCACTGGTATACTTGTCAGGACCTAACCATTTGAAACCCTTTCCTTTAGCAATAATATCACAGTTGTAGTGGATATGATGTCCTAATTCATGTCGAATACTTCCCAAGAACGACGTTGCCGTATTGAATACACCCGGTCCCAATCGATACGTACTCTGAGTTTCTAGTAAACCAGCAATCTCAATGCTATTATTCGTATTCAGATAAGTTCCCAACACTCTTCCATTCGGAACTTCTCGTATACTATCACTATTAATAACAAAAGTATCGAGTTTGGTTTGATGAAGAACTCTCTTAATACCAGGATATCGGTTGGCAAGGTCTAAGTAGCAATCTTTGGCTTCATCAATCTTATCGTAGATATCATCACTCGGATTTCTCTTGGCAAAGAACTTAACATTATCTGGAAGTTTCTTCCATGTCTTCTGCCAACTCGGAACTCTCGGAGCACGAGGAGCTCGTGGCTCTTGAGAAGCTCGGGCCGCTTTCTGGGGATTAACTACGGGTAAAGCTACACATCGACAATTTGGGTGACGAGGTATCATTCCTCGTATTTCCTGAAGACTAAAAACTTTCCCTTGCAACGGAGCACATCTCGGACAAACACCGAAACCTGCGGTAAGCCATTCAGCCTGAACATCAACTCCCTGGACACCCCACTGTTCGTATTCATTAATTGTGGCCTGGTGATGTGCGCTAACAACTTCTGTACGAGCAAGTGTTTTGCCTCGATTAACACCAATTGCATCGATTCTATCCGATAATTCTCTCGCCATAGCATACGGATTTTTACCTTCGGCCATTCCTTGTGCAAGAACACGGCTCATTTGTTGTGACATCGCTCCTGTGATGCCCTTCAATTCATTAAATGTTCTTGTATAGATCATAGCAACCCGATCAGCATGGAATGGTTGATTGAAAGCTGCGGTGATACGAGCTCCTTCTATCTGTGTTGCACCAAACGCAGATGGAACATCATAACCTTTCCTACGTAATTCCGCTCTAGCTCTCGATATGCCCCGTTGATACGCACTCTGAATATAAAGGTTCGTCCAGGGCTTCTCTCCTACCCGAAAATCCGTCCTGGAAGTAACGGTCAGAATATGCTTCTTCGTCATTTCATCAAGCCACTTCATAAACTGGTCGATCTTCTGGTCTGAGTGTGCAAATTCGAATTGACGAGGCTCGAGGTTGGTTGTTAGAATATTAATATTCAACTGATGTGATCTTTCTCCCAGACCAAACACATCAAGAGTATCCACCGCATATATTACTTCTTTCTTCAATGCATCGAAGCGTCGTTGAATATCCGCCATGAATGAGCGTCGAAGAGACAGTGTTCTGGTTGGATCTGTCCGTAAGGCACCATTGAGTGTCGGTCTGGAGGAATGATTACATGTACACGTTGTCATCAGCTGGCCTCGAATCGTATTCCGTTGTCCCCAGGAAAAGGTTCCGTATGTGGATTATTTCCATAGGCAATCTCGTCAGGTATACCGTCAGGGAATGCAGAACAGAATACGACTTCAGTCATTTCTGTACCATCAGGTTGTTTAACTCCGAGAAAATGCTTGCAGCCTCTTTCCCAACATTTCGGTTCCATTATCATAGTTTTAATCCTCCCCCGGAGCAGAAGCAAACCTTCCACGTGCGTCGTGATATGGATTGAAATTGTCAATCGGCTCTTCTTTCGGAGCCGGGGACTTTTTTCCAGATTCCTCTCCTCCTGGTTCGATAGGCTCTTCGATTTCTTCAGGGGGATTCTCTTCAAGCAACTTCTCAATACGCTCCACCTGTTCCCTGGTGAACCCAACAACTTCTTCAAGGAAGAAGTTCTCGGGAACTACTGCTTCTATCCCTGGTGCATTGACATATGCTGCGATGGTTTCCGTGCGTGTCTTACTGACCGTCGCCTGTTCCTGATCACTCATGCTCCACAGATCAGGCCAATCTGCCTGATACCCATCCTTAGGTGTAGGAAGAATGCCAACCTCGATCAACCGATCAACAACAGGACGCAGGATGAACGGTTCTGCAAATTGAATACGTCGCTGCTCAATACGAGTCAACCAATTGCTCTCATCCTGCGTACTAGCCAACTCACCACGCTCAGAACCCACCAATATTCGCTTCGGGATGCCCGTATCCCCCGCTAACAAGTCAAGTTGAATATCAAGATAGTCCTTCGGACTGGAAATCAGATCAGGGGACAGATTCTGAACATCCATATTCTGAAGACGCATGTATCTTCTGAGCCCGTGAATATATTCGTCGATCTCTTCACCCATAGCAATGGCTGTTTGAGAATCGAGTGTTGCCCCCTCTTTTGTACTGAACGCCTTGCCCCCCAATGCACCCTGCCAGAACATCTCGGCAGAACCACCAGCCAGTTTGTCAATATCTGACAAACGGTTGAAACATGATTCCATCCTGGGAAGGCCAAGTACATCGTTTTCAAGACATTCACCAGCAGTATGAATGACCCTGGTCCAATGCACCTTCGATTCCTTATACTCCCCAACTATACCGGGTCGAATGAGTTTGATGGAATACTTATTGGGACGGCCGTACCGAGGATTCTTCTCATCGATCTCCCACTCTACTATCTGACAATTCCCCTCATGATACGGTTGGAGATATATCAAATCACTCGCACGACCTTCGAGGGGTTCCGGCAAATTCTTGCCATCGTTGAAACCCAACAATAGAATAGCATACTGTCCCATTCCCACCAACTTGTCGAACCTGTTGAGCTTGGCGATGATGTGGTGTTTCCTGTTAAGCTCTTTCCATTTCTTCTCGAACTCAGTCTCTTCATCCTCCTGATTTTCATAGACCGATACGTCACCGAACCACGTGGCATCGACCGGTGCATTAATAATTCGCTTGCCCAAACTGCCCCGACGATAAGTGAGCATGTAGTCCTGGAATATCAGATCTTTCTTGTAACCAAGAACAGAGTAAAGATCCCGATTACCTTGAAAAGTCTGTCCCAACAGTCCAGACAGCCTCATTCGAGATATTACTTCAGCGAGATTTCTCAATTGCAGAACGTTCAATTCACTCTTCTTGTCGTCACTCATATGCGTTCTCCTTTAGTTTATCCTAACTTTGATTGAAATGGCTCGACAGTCAAACGTTCTGCACGAAAAGCCTTTGACCCCCACTTCCGATCGAAATACCGTTTATTGACAACATGCAATTTTGCATAATCAGCGGGTTTGGACTTGGAATGAGCTTGGTGCATTACGACCAGATCGTCCCTTTCCACTATTCGAATGTCGTTACTAAGTATTGTATTCCTGAAATCGTCGTCCTCGAAACAAACTCCTTTCGAATATTCTTCATCAAACCCACCAATCCTGTTATACGTTTCTTTCGAAAGGGCCGAACAAAAATGAACTTTCACAGACCGATGAACAGAGTGTTGATACCATTGTCTCGTTGGTATTCGACAAGCACATACAACGTACTGATCAGGATTCTGTTCAAACGCTTGGTCCAATCCTTCCAATACATTCGTCTCATGCAAACACTCAGGATTGGTGATTACCAAGAACTGTCCTTGTGCTCTACGAGCCAACTCATTGAATGCTGTACTTGGGTTCCAACAATCCGATGTTCCCGTAATGATGGTTTGGATATTCAATACCGGAGAAAAGTTTCCAAGCACCTTCACCAAAGCAAGGTGTTCAATCTGATCCATCATATTCTTGTAATCTTCCCCGATAAGTATCTCATAGTCATTTCGACGATACAAATGCAAGAATGAGGAAAGAGTCACAGCTAGTTGTTGTGCTCGTTTATGAAAGGGCATAAGTAAACTATACTTCACAGACATATTTCAACCGCCTTTCGACAAATAGCATATTTATTCGCCATATCTTTGATATTGTCTTCGGTAACGTTTATTTCTCGTTTAGAACACTCAGGATTGCCGGCAAACCAATGATATCCTATACAATTAGGGTGTTTTGGCAATTCTATATCGGTAAAATACTTCACCACATCCTGGTGTAAACGCCACGGGTAAACCAACGTATGATTGATGTATCCCGGTGCTATCCCATTCCACTTGAACAAGAACTTGTCAAGGAGATGGGCACCAAACGCTTGATAATCATTCTGAGGAATTCTGGAAAAACCGAAAGCAAACAACGAATGAAAAAACACCTTTCCCCAAGGCCCCCCACTTGTCAAAAACCCGATCGCCTGAAACAATTTGGTTCTATTGCCCGTTGCGGGGTACCTACAGAGCCCAATATCCGGCAATTCTTCCATCGTACTCTGCTTTACATGACTTGTATACAGGATGTCCATGTCTGACCATAGCCCACCGACTGTCCCTAGCAGATACCATCGAAGTAAATCAGACTTATGAACTTCGGGTGTGTTATTTGGAATTCCCAACATATCAAAATCAATTTCCTTGGTAACCAAACGTTCGAGATAATCAGGTCCCTGGTACGTATTTCCCTGTTCCCCACTCCCCCACGGCCGACGCCTGGAGATGACCTTCGGCACCCATACGTTTATCTCCCAATCAGGATTCAACATCTGAAAACTCTTGACCGTGAGATACCGCATGTATGACAGGGATTGGTTCTTTCCCCAGTAGAAGTGGACAATTTTAGGTATCACGATTCAAGTCCTTAAGAATCTGTTTTTTGACTGCCAACGCTGAACATTCCCAATTCGACTTAATCTTAACAGGCAATTCTTCCCATGTTGGCAGATACTCTCCTCGTATAGATACTCCTCCACACGATCTACAATAAGCTCTATATGCTGTTCTTGCCAGTTCTGTCACCGATGTCATACGAACTCCTTATGATCAATATCAGACAACAGTCCCTTCAATACACGGTTATAAGCACCATAATAACACGTTACACAAGCCTTGGCTCCTTGGAACGGTTTGTTTCTCTTGCCAGAGGTAAAATTCCAAATCGTCCCCAAACACAATTCTTTAGGGAAATTCTTGGTTGGGGAGGGTAAAGCATACTGAACACCACAACAAGCATAGACTTTCAGATCAGGTGTCACAACAGGTTTCAAATAACAGATATAACAGTCCTGTTCTTTCTCAGGATTCGCTCGAGCCTGAAAGATAACAGGAACTGTGCACAGTTCCAAGTAATCTTCAAGTTCTTTCTCAACTTCCTGCATCGGGACTTCATCGGCGCACAGAAGATCGGCAACAAACCGTATATGCGTTGCCTTCAAAGCCATAGCAAGGGCAATCGTTTGTTTGATGCGTTCTATATTCGGATTCTTGGATACTACGTAGCTGATTGCCCACCCAATATGACGTGTTAAGGAAACCAGTTGTAGCAAATTAGCGACATGATCCTGGGAAAACTCATCCCGATCGTCTCCATAACTGATACGACACCAGGACAACGTATTAAGACTAAATGCCTTGTTAGGGTGCAGAAGCAGCCCATTCGTTACTAACCCAGTCTTGATTTCCTTCCAGTAAGCGAATTCAAGAAGGTTTTGTAGATATGGGTACGTCATGGGTTCACCGCCACCCGTTATCGTCATTCCAACGGTGCCATGAGCAGCCAGGAGATCCACGGCTCGCACCATATCACGAAGAGACATTTCCTGCGTACGATCTTCGTTTGCACAGGAACAGAACGAACAATTCAAATTACACTTGTTTGTAGGGATGAACTGAACGTGTCTCGGTGGTATACTCCTTGTTCTAACAATACTAGCAATCGTTTTATGATCCTGCAACAACTTATACGGGATCGAATCCGCAGAAGTATACGACGTAACCGCATCGGCCATCACACTCTCCTTTTATAACGTCGACTGGCTTGATAATGACAAATCACCGGTTCTATATTCCCATACACCCTTGGACTAAGATCGTATATCCACGTAAACTGGGGTGGTAATCGACAAAAATTAATCAAGCCACGTCTTCTCTCCACCACAGACTGTAACGTTCTCTGATCCCACTTCTTTGAGTTCTTTCTGTTCTCATGGGCCCAATCCGCTAACAACAAAACAGTTCGAACCGTTGGGTTGACCCATAACGTACCCGATAACAGTTCCCGGCCTCTGAAATAGTGTGCAGCAAAATCAATATTCACGTAGTCTATCAGAACAGGAAACTGTTTGAACCGAGCATCAGAATCCACATACAAGAATGGCTTTCTGTTCAGATCAGCCACGGCTCTCAGTAGGATTTGAGCTTTTTCCTGACAATTCGCTTCCCACGAACCTTTATTCTTGACAGGATACACAACGACTTCCCGAATACCAACTTCCCTGGCAGAGGCCGCCATCAACCGAACTTCGTCCTCGTAAGGAGTGTCAACGGTATAGAAACTCACCACAGGGACCATCACCAGCCTCTTTCTGCATCAAGGTATGGGCGACGCCACACATCCCAATTACTATCCTCAGCTATTTCAACCAAGTAATACTTTTTCAGCTCGAGTATGTCCCGTGACATTTCAGGATAGAACTCACAACGGACTATGGCAATCTCGTTTACTTCAAGAATCAATTCCGCTTTCCTGCAATGTTTGGGGAGGCCAAGAGCCCTGATAAGCACTTGCGCCATACTGTCAGAAAAAACGGCCATTACAATACCTCCTATCCAAAACAGTAAGAACAACGACGATATGTTTTCCCAACAAGGTCCGAAGATGTGATCTCTACTATCCCATTAGTTTTAGTGACGACTGGACATTTCGCAGAATTATGTATTGTCATGTTGCCACGTTTGAAATTACGTATGCTAACATAATATGTCATGATCTCCCCCACACCCCTGCTTTCTTACCACTAACGGCCATCTTGTTGAAACCACCAGCGGCCGCGTCAATTTGGTCTTTCCACTTACCGAATGGGAACAGTCGAGCTTCATCGATAAAATCCTTATTCCAGGCACCCTCGAGCATCGCCACCCTGCCCCAGTTTACCTGAACAGAGAACGGGTCTGCTCGAACAACTTTATTACCCGTTGGGTTTTCTGCATATATTGAAAAACCGGATAAGTTGCGAATTGTACCTTGTGCAGACTCTTTGCCACCCGACCCTGGTTCTTGCTCTATCCATATCGTAACATCATGACCGTCAAGCTGGGCTGTTTGTTTGATGATCCGCTCACGTTCTTCAGCTTCCCACTGCCCTCTTACCACATCAAGAATGATATAATCCCAACAGTACCCGGGTTGCAACTTGGCAATCTTAACCCCAGCAGTATGTGCTGAGCCGGGGTTTGTATCCGTATCAGTTCCTGCTTTATCCCAATATCGAACTTGTTGTACAATTACACTGGAAGGGACCGAATCGACGATTTTAATCATGTCGACCTTGAACATACCACCTTCTGGTGGAGTGGGGTGTTGGCTGATTTGCCCAGCATACCCATACTGCCCAAGGTCAGCTTCAAGTTCTTTCAATACTGTTGGTCCCATGCGTTTAGGATCAAGAAGATTGTTAGTATAACATAATTGCAAACATGAAGGACTGACACGATCCCGGTTCTTAGGAGTATTCAACTCGCCAGGCAAACAGATATGCCGTATTCGTTTCTTTCCTGATTTTTTCTTCTCAAGTAGAATTCCAGATGGATCTTCTTCGGCCAGTCTCTGCATAACAACAATGGTAGGGGTTATCTCTTTATTGATCTTACGAGTGGAAAGGGTTTGTTCCATCCAGTGATTTGCTGATTTCAATTCAACGGTTGACGCCGCCTTCTTGGGATTGAGTGGGTCATCTATGATTATGATGTGAGCGTGCATACCTGTCACGGTTCCACCCACCGATGTGCTGTATCGCGATCCTCGACTGTTGTTGTGATAACTACCTTTGGCATCTTTGTCAGGGCGAATTTGCATATCTGGGAAATAGTGTTTAAACTTCTGACATTTTATCAAATCTCTGGAAACGTCTGAATGTTCTAACGACAAGTCTCCAGAATATGAACCGTTGATGAATTTCAATGTGGGATCGTTGACCCAACACCATACAGGGAACATGACAGTAAATATTCTCGATTTGGAAGTACCCGGAGGAACATTGGCAACGAGATCGTATTCTTTTGGCAATCGATTGAATACTCGTCTCGCAACCACTTCAAGCTCTATGCAGAATACAGTCAGGTGCCAGTTCCATATCAAAGGCTCAGTATCTATCTCATCCCAGAATGTTCTTACAAAGAATGAGAAGTCCCGGCGACACTTTTCAGCCCTGACCAGTTCAGGATGCTGCATAGCGTATTGATACTGTTTTGGCAACTTCTGTGTTTTCTGAGGTGTAATCTGCATATTCCTACGATCCAGTTCCTCATACAATCGATTTTTGAAACCTTCCGAAGCCTAGTATATTCGGAAGGAAATGTCCTACTCAGAATCTTGTGCAGGTGTGTCTAAGTCTTCCGTCAATGTCAGGAGCGCATTCAATTTCTCTTCTGATAGATTACTTAAATCAAGATGGTGTGTTATTTCGGAAGGTATCAGGTTACTGCCATCGGGGTTGGAAAAGGTTTTCTTCTCAACTAAGAGACCTAGATACTTCATCAGGGTCTCAATACTACCCTTCTTGTCCCAGAGTCGAATTTTCTTGACCGTGTATGATTCAGCGTCTTCACCACGGCCCTCTTTTCTAATCTCTACTTCCAAACTACTTATCGCTGCAGCTACGTGTCTCGGTAATTCCTGTATGGGAATGAGTCTACCGTCCTCATCGAACAGGTCCTGGGAATTAACCATCGCAATCTTTGCCATCTCCTGAACCATACTCTCAGCGTCGATATCCACCTTCTGCAACTTCTCTTCAAGGAGTAATTCTATCCTCGCCCTATGCTTCTCTAGAAGTCCGGGGCCAGTTACCTGAGCACTCCTCGGACTGTACCCGGCTCGTATGGCTGCTTGGGTTGCGTTACAGTCTTTCAGGTACTCACGGACGAACTTACGTTGTTTATAGTCAGGGCCACCGTCGAGTGTATTCTGAGCTCGACCTTTCACGGTACGTTTGGTTCGAACGTTGGCCATCCGTTCTTTCATTGGATCGTGGTCTGTATTGGGTAGTCCTGTTGTGCGTGTCATGGTTTTCTATTCCTTATCGAATTGGACGTTGCGACTTTGTATTATATTGATGCGTTGAGGAAGGGGTCAAATTTTTTTTGAAATATTCGAAAAAAACTATTGAACTATTTAGTATATCTATTATATATAATGTATATAGATTTTTTAGACAAAGAGGAGGACGATAAAATTCCTTCCTACGCCGGTTTTGAGGTAGGATGACAGAGACAGCAGATGGCGGGAGCCCACAGCAGGGTTGTTTTTCGGGCTAGGGTATTTTTGGAGGTGCAAACTAGGGAGAGTAGGTCCCATGCCACCAACTAGAATTCCTCCACCACTCCCAGGCAACCACCCACCAGTCAGTCGCAGATATTTTTGTAGATGTTGCAGGTCGATGGAATTCCTTCCTGTAAATTCTCCCTTCAGTATTCGTCAACTAATCACATCGTAGTCAATCGTGATACGGCACCACGGAATAGGGTAAGAGACAGGAATGCAAATAAGTCGGTTTCAAGTAACACCGTCGAGAGACGGGGCCAATTAGAACTGGACGAAAGGAATGGATCGGCTGCATTGCACTACTTTTAGAGGATCGAATGTTCTTGCCAACGACCACAACGTGATAAAGGAGACAAGAACATGGAACGCAAAACATACGAAATTCGCATTGACACCTCGAACATGATAGAAGGCAATAAGAAGTATTATATTCGAGCTGGTCAACCTTTTCAGTACCTCACGGACAATATGACATACAAGGAAGCTCAGAAGGTTGCCAAATCGATGCGGCAATTAGGTTTGACCGTGGTTGACAAGGTGCTTGAAACTCCCACCGTAACAAACCCGGCATTGCTGCTCACGGAACTCGAAAGAGATTGGCTGAACGCATTCGCAGAAGGTGACTGTATGTATGTTTGTCACATCGAGGCATACACGAAAAAAAACAAGAGCCGGCAGATAAGCGGTGTCGTTAGTTCGTTAAGTAAGAAGAAGTTGTTGGTGGTTGAGAAATATGATGGACTGGAAATCAACACTCTTACAAACACTGGCATCGAGATCGTCAAACAGTTGCGCGGCAAATAATAATCAATGCAAAACATTCGATCCTGTAATGGTAGTGCAATCCAACCCCATAGGGACAAAGGAGGAACACATCATGGCACATTATTGTCCAGTCTGCGGAGTTCAAGAAGCATCGTACGAAGAAGTTCAGGTTTTTGAGGATATGTTCGAACTGTTTCCAATTCATTCTTGTGTTCACGATCTTCCACCCATGCCAATGCGTCTCTGCTCTAACGGTGACGTATTAACAGACACTTGGTACTCATCTTTACGACGGGAAGGAGTAAACAAATGAAATGTTCCTGTCACGACAAACCAATGAAAAAATGCCCAAGATGTGGAACATGGACTTGTATGGAACCGACAAGACTTGGATGGGGACCGGCCCTCTGTCCTGAATGCAATAATGATGTAGCCTGGAGTGACGCCGGAACTATTAACTTAGCAGAAATAGAGTTGGCCTGAAAGTGGTTGCATCGATATGACCTGTTCCCGTTGTGGTTATAACATACACCACACTCTTTACTAAACAAACAGAAAGGATGTGCGATGAGAATGTGGATGGTTGATCCTCAATACTTATGCAAACAACACTTGCTAGGTGAGCACGTAGAATGTCATATGTTCGCCGGTACATTGAAAAAGAAGATTAAAATAGACGGATATATCAAGAACAATCTTCTTGAACCGGCGGCATTGATTAACCGACACGCCCAGCTAGTAGCTGAAATGGAAAAGCGCGGAATGAGGCACGGCTCACCATTGGAAGAGGTGAGCATTTCGTATCTACCGAAAGCACAACAAGAATTCACAGTAAATCGGGAACGAGCACTCATTGATCTACACAAAAGATGCTCGAAGTGCATCGATCGAGGTTTTGGATTAGAAGAACAATCATAACACTCACTTGGGAGGGTTGAGGTTCTGCCATTTGCTCAGCCCTCCATTTTTTCAAAGGAGATACAACGATGCCACGGAAAACAAAAACGCAGGAAATGCTCGAAGCTCTTGAGACTCTCGAATACGTCGAAGTTACTAACAACCGCACCACAAAATATCGCACGTTCAAATGTAAACACATCAACGAACTTTTCCTGTTCGTAGGCAAGAACGGTTCGGTTCGCCAGGGAAGAAGCACAACAGAATCAAAAAGCATCGGAAATACAAACAAGGAATTGTTCATCAAGGCAGCAAAAAATCGCCAGCACCGGTAATCAATCAAATGCAATGGAGGAATTAAAAATGGCTATCTCGAACGAAAGAATGAAACTGATCGATAAAGTAATTAAACTTCTTGCCCTGGCAGATGGTACAAACCACACAGCAGAAGCCGAATCGGCAAAACGTATGGCCGCTGAACTGATGGCAAAGAATAATTTGGAATTGTCAGACTTGGTACAGAAAGAAGGCACATTCACAGTAGATCGTCGGAAACACTCGCAAAACAGTCCTGCTCGGTTTGAAACCATGCTCATCAACGTCATTGCTAAATTCAATAATGTTTGTTTGATTACCCAAGACAATTGGCGAGACAAAATGACGCTTTCATACATCGGCCGCTCCTGCGATATTGAAGCAACACTGTATATGATTGATATTGTTCTTCGACAAAGAATGGTTGCGTGGAAAAAATATCGCAAAGAATACGAAACTGCGTACGGAATTAAATTAACAAAAGGCCCAACTTACACGGCGTGGCACAATGGTTTTTCAGTTGGTGTTAGATCCAAATTAGACGAACTCGCCGCAATGAGCACATCAAAAATTCAGGAATGGGGTTTGGTTCCTGTTGATGGAAGTAAACAAGCCTTGGCTTGGTATCATCAACACCACGGGGAAACAAGACCTGGAAGAGCCACTAAAATGAAAGTAAGTGAAGCTGGCAAAAACGCTGGCAAAAACGTTTCCATTCACAAGGGCCTTGACACTGAAAAAACAGGCCACAAATACATCGCATAATCAGAACGGAGGGAACATGAAAGTAGATCTCACATCCTTCATGCAGGCTGCAAAAGAAGGAGATATCACAATCGACTGGTTTACTCGTAAACAGGCAATGCTGGAGGAAATGGTGGAATTGGGATTTACTGCGTACTACATCAACCAACTTCGACAGGAACTGGAACTCATCAGAGCCGTAGTATTTCCCACTGAGAACGAAAAACAAGCATCCTGGACATTTCCCTTCAGGTGGTAACCGCTGAGGACAAGGCCTCCGGGCCTTGTAAAGCGCAAGAACGGTTCCAAGCCCGTTCAATCAAAATAAGGAGGTTCTTAAAAAGTAGTTTGATTCAAAGTATTCTTATTTTATACTAACTTTAGACACCCCGACCCCATAGGGACAAAGGAGGTTACGATGAATCGCAAGGAAATATCACACCTCGTAGCAACTGACAATCGTTACACTGTAGCAGCTCTTCTGGCTATCAATGAATATCAGACGGAAGACGAGAAAATGATGGAATCAACACTTCACAACAACAGCCGAGGCTTCAATGGAGTAGACGTCCCATTCTTTACATCTCTCATTGATTTTTACCAATCACATGGATATTTATCCCCTCGCCAATTGTTCGCCATTCGAAAACAACTTCCCAAGTATCTCGGACAGATCGACGGCTGTGATCTGGAACCGGCTCTTTTCAAACAGATAGAAAAAGAACCCGAAAAGAAACCGAACACCATATCAGCTCCTCCAGAAAATCCAAAAAAAGCTGTTCGAGATGGAGAACGTCTTATAATTTCCTTTCCATACAATCCTGACCTCGTTAACAAAATCAAAACACTCACCGATCGTAAATGGAATGCTGAGAAAAAACATTGGACCGCTCCTATCTGCGTAGAAACGGTTCAAAAACTCAAAGAATGGGAATTCAATGTCAGTTCTGAAATCCTCGAATGGCTTGAAAATCTCACCAAACCTGTTCCTGTAAACGATCTTAAAAATGCTCACAGCATTCCTGGATTGAAAATGCAACTCTTCCCCTATCAAGTACAGGGTGTCCAGTTCATTGAATCAAGAAAAGGACGCACTCTTATCGGGGATGAGATGGGACTTGGTAAAACAGCACAAGCGCTGGGATGGTTACAATTACACCCTGAACTCCGCCCCGTCGTTGTAGTTGTTCCTGCCACACTGAAACTGAACTGGCTAAAGGAAATAAAGATGTGGACTGATGGCAATAATGAGGTGCACATCGTATCCGGCAAATTCAAGGCAGGACAGGTACTTCCGAAAGCCGATATCTACATAATTAACTACGATATTCTTGCAGTAGGGGGCAGCAAAAAACACGAATGTAGAACAGATATTGCCAACCTCAATCCAAAGGTGCTTATAGCGGATGAATGTCATCAATTCAAGAACTCAGATGCACAACGCACACAAGCAATCAAAGACCTTGCAAAAAAAGTTCCACACGTACTTGCTTTATCCGGCACTCCTATTGTCAATCGCCCAATAGAAATGTTCAATGCGATTTCAGTTATTGAACCAAAACTTTTCCCCTCCTTCTTTCGATATGCACAGAAATACTGTGGAGCAGTGCACAATGGATACGGTTGGGATTTTAAAGGCGCAAGCAATACTGAAGAGCTGCATAAAATCCTCACCGAAACTATTATGGTTCGTCGTTTGAAAGCCGACGTGCTGAAAGAACTCCCCAGCAAAATCCGCACTGCGATTCCCATGGAACTGAAAAACCAGAAAGAATACAATCGCGCAGAACAAGATTTCATCAGTTGGGTGCGCGAAGCATTCGGAAAGAAGAAGGCAGATAAGGTCAAGAATGCAGAAGCACTTGTCAAGATTGGTGAATTAAAACGATTAGCCGTACGAGGGAAGTTAGATTCTTGCATCGAATGGATTCGAGAATTTCTCGAGTCTGGAGAAAAATTGGTTATTTTTGCAGTTCATAAATTTGTCATTGATGCCCTAATGCAGGAATTCAATGGCATCGCAGTTAAAATCGATGGAAGTATATCCCCCGACAAACGCCAGGCAGCTGTAGACGCTTTTCAAAACAACGACGATATCAGAGTATTCGTTGGAAACGTCAAAGCGGCTGGTGTGGGAATTACACTCACCAAAGCATCCAGCACCTGCTTCCTGGAATTAGAATGGACTCCTGGAATTCATGACCAGGCTGAAGACCGTGTACACCGAATTGGACAAGAAGCGGACAGCGTCAACGCTTATTACTTATTGGCAGCTGGAACGATGGAAGAAGAAATTGCACAACTCATCGACAAAAAACGACAAGTACTTTCCCAGGTTCTTGACGGTAAAGATGCCGACGCAGATTCGATGCTTTCCGAGTTGTTACAAAAATATTCAGGAGGAGGTGAATAATGTCTAAACTCAAAAGAGGAGATCGACAAATTGTCAGCTTCCACCACATGTATTTCAATGAAGGATACAAGGTAGAACACCACATGCACCGGCACAATGATGGAAAAGTGCACACTTTTATAATTCATGACCACGGGGTGGAAGAACTTCCCAATCCCATCGATATCCTCAACACGTACGTTATGGATGAAAGAACATACCCGATTATATCACATAGTTCAAAAATCCTGGACCCCCACCACATCGAGCACGTATGGAAACTTGGCAGAAGTGAAAAACAAACTCCCAAGGAGGAAAGTTCATGAAAATATACATACACACATGCCCTTCATGTCAAGGGGAATATGGGGTCATCAAAAGCGAACTGGGAAAGCTTATTTCAATTCAATACTGTAAATGTCAAATAAGAAGAAAAATCATTCATGCTGTTCTTGTATTCATCGCAGTTATCTTACTTTGTTGGATTATCCTTGGAGGAAAAAATGTCGCGAAAGATCCCGTCGGAGGAACCTCGATTGAGAAGACGTATACCAGAGAATTTGGAAACAACCATTAATCGTCGAATACCGGAATCATACGAAAGAGACACTCGTTGTTTCTGGACATGTCCCTGTGGAGGAACAGTTCCCAACGCTCCAGAACATTGTGAATGGAAAAAGAAGAAAGGAAAGAACAACGAATGGTGTACGGACGCCATCCTATGTGTTACTCGTTGTTCCGAGAAAATAACCTGCACCGCTTTCAAGAACTTCCAACGATGGAATAAAGAACGGAAAAGAAACGACGAAGCGGAGCGGACTGAAAGAAAAAGAAACGAGTAACAATATGACAATTGACGTTCTAAAATTCCTGCACGATCACAATATCGATTACAAGATAACAAGACCTGGGTGGGTGCAAATTCATTGTCCATTCGGGTGTGGTTACCCTGATTACCATCTAGGAATAAACCTTGATGGATCCTACGGACATTGCTGGAGATGTCGTGGTAAGAGTATGCTGGGCATAATTCAGAAACTATTGAACTGTTCCTGGCCGGAAGCGGGAAAAATTCTCAGAGAATATGGAGGAATAAATCGACCTAAACTGAAAGAACCTGAAAAACCAATCGTTATGAAGCCGGGCCGACACCACCTACAACTTCCATTCGGAACAAACACAATGACAGAAAGGCATCGAGAATATCTAAGAAATAGAAATTTCGACCCAGAACTTCTAGAACAAGTTTATGACCTTCGAGGAACTGGGCACCTGGGAGAATACGCTTTTCGAATAATTGCCCCAATCTATTTCAAAAGAAAAATCGTCAGTTTTCAAGGAAGAGATGTTACTGGAAAAGCGGAATTCAAATACCTCACATGTCCTCGAGAAAAAGAGATTGTTCACCATAAGCATATAGTCTATGGACTGGATCAGGCCAAAAACGAGACCTGCATCGTTGTAGAAGGAATTTTTGATGGGTGGCGCCTAGGGCCAGGTGCCTTAGGTACATTTGGAACTGGATACAAGGCAGAACAAACCCAATTATTAGCTCAACATTATCAAAGGGTTTTTCTTCTATTCGATTCCGAAGATGCCGCTCAAGAAACTGCTGATCGAATGACAGATTCACTTTGCAGACAAGGTATCGAAGCAGTCAACTTGGAACTTACTCAAGACAACGATCCTGGGGATATGAAACAGGACGACGCAAACGCCCTAATGCGAGAACTTGGGCTGAAAGGATGGAACAAATGAAACTGAGGGAATCAAGAACCCCAACCCCATATGGAGTTCACTGTTGTGGTGATCTCTTTCACGCCTGTAACGATGGTGAGATTATCTACCTGACCGAAGACGAGTACATGAAACAAATGGACAGACCTGACGCTCTATGGAAATGCCCGAGATGTGGGCACGAGGCGTGGTGGGATGGCGATAATTACGATACCAAGATCGGACAAACTGTCACCTAGAAGTTCTTGAAATACAACATAAAATAAAAAACCTTGACTCACTTTAGAAGTATCTTATATATTAGACTTCTGCTTGCTGGAAGTTTTCCCATCAAGAGGGTGCTTGGAAGTCGCGATCCAAGTGGGAACGAAATCGAGACCGACAACTCGAGAGTAGCACCCTCCCAATATTTTCCTTGTCGGAGGAACGCTTATGGTTGATTTCGATATCAACGAAGAACCTGTCGTTATTTCTAAAGCAACAATTGACATCCTACTGCAACAAGATAAATTCTCATCCGATGCGATCGCCTTGTACGTGTTTTACTACTACACCGCGAAATGGCAAAAAACCAACTGTCCCAGATGCACTACAGGGTACGTTGGAAAAGCACTGTCATGGGGTGGCGATAAAATTCAAAGAGCTAAAAAAATCTTACTGACGAATGGGCTTATTGAGGATGTGGTCGCTAAAGATGACAACAATAAGATTATTGGCCACTATATTAAAGTCAATTTCATTTGGAAAAGAGGGACTGTAGAACAAAGTCCCACCCACCCGGTTTTTCCCACCCACCCGATTTCCCAGGCCCTGGAAAACAAGGTGACAAATGCTTTAAGTACTAATAATAAAAATACTTACTGCAATAAGAATAATCCTCTTCCAAGTCCCGATGATGTGTTTCGACTTTGGAACAATTATGTTAAAGATACACCCCTTCCAATTGCACATCGACTTACCAGTACCCGAATAAAACATCTCAATGCCCGAATAAAAGAATACCCCACCTTACGAGAATGGCGAGAAATATTTTCCAAGGTGCTGCAATCCTCTTTCCTTGTAGGGAATAATAATCGGGGTTGGAAAGCAACTCTTGATTGGTTGATAAGTAACGATGATAAAATTGTAAGGGTTCTGGAAGGTAAATATAATTCCCAACATCTAAAAGAATCAGCAACTAGACATCTCAAGGATGGAAAACAACCAAAAGGATGTGCTCCTGATGGAAGTCCTTGGCTGTCATTGCCTGATTGTTATTACGAATGATATACTCCCAGGAGGGAAATGATGTCGAGTCTAGTTCGAAGTCGACGTCCCAAGGTGGATATCGATTTAAAAATATTGACAGGTTTGATTGTAAATGACGACTTCCTTAAACGCATACAAGATATCATACAACCAAATTTATTAAGGGATCCATCATCAATTCTAATCACGAGGTGGTGTCAGGACTATCTAGCGAAGTATAGCAAAGCACCCAAGGACATAATTTGGAATATCTTCGAATCCAAACAAGCAACATTGTCTTCTACACAAATCGATGCAATCAATAATATCTTGGAAAACTTGGAATTGGATACATATTTCCAGGATATGTTGTCTTTCAATGTTGACTACTACTTGGAACAAGCACAGCTTCTGTTCCGAGAGCGTGCTATAGAGGAAACAGTCAAGGACATCAAAGCATATCTGAGCCAAAGTGAGGTGGATGAGGCAGAGAATAGGCTTATCAAATACAAAAAAATCGAACACAATGTCAGTAATGTTATAAACCCATTCGAAGAAAAGCAAGCGTTCAAAACAGCATTCGAATCTAAAGAAGAACCTTTATTCCTACTACCAGGACCATACGGTGAAATAATCAATCCACATCTAGTCAGAGAAGGTTTCATTGCTTTTCTTGGAAGAGAAAAAATAGGCAAAACTTGGAGGATGATGGATTTAGCAACTTGGGCTTTGAAAGCACGAAGAAACGTTGCCATCTTTCAACTCGGAGACTTGTCTCAGAACGATTATTTAGTACGTCTTGGTGTACAGTTATCAGGAAAAAGTAATTTGAAAAGATATTGTCAAGCACAGAATGTTCCTATCCTGGATTGTTATATCAATCAAACGGCCGGGGATTGCCCATTCAATAAAGCATCAAAGACTGCGGTAATTGATTCTTATACAGGAATACCGTATGATTTAGAAACAGATATCAAGATGCACACACCATGTTCGAAATGTTATCGAAAGAATCCACAAAAATTCAAAGGTTCTGTCTGGTGGACATTGCAAGAGGAACGCGAACCGTTACACTGGAACGAGGCGTATGATAAAGCTGTTCGATGGGCTCGACGACACAAGGCAACGAAACGATTTCGATTAGCAACATACCCAAACTCAACTCTTAACGTACGTGGTGTTGAGCGTGTCTTGGATCGATGGGAAGAGATGGAAAGTTTTGTCCCAGACGTTGTTCTTCTTGATTATGCAGATATCATGGCAGTAGAAGATAACGGCCAACGAGACGCCCGGCACCAAGAAAACGATAGATGGAAGGCATTACGGCGTTTGAGTCAGGAACGCAAATGCCTCCTCATTACCGTGACTCAAAGCACGAGAACAGGGCACAAGGACAACGTGACCCTTACAGCTCAAGATGTGAGCGAAGAGAAACGAAAATTATCGCATGTAACCGCCTTTTTTGCCTTAAATCAGAACGACGCCGAGAAACAAAAGAATCTTATCCGAGTGGCACCGATCATGGTTCGAGAAGGTGCGTACAGCGTTCACCAACAAGTTTGTGTTATTCAACATCTGGAATCAGGTTCTCCTTACGTAGCGAGTTTTTGGCACCATAAATATCCTAAGAAAAAGAAGGAGGAAACAGAATGATACTCATAACCAAAGAATACACAGCAGAAATCGCTCATCGTCTTCCCAGACATCCCGGTGCCTGCAAATATGTACACGGCCACAGTTACCGATTCGAAATAACTCTGGAAGGGGAAACCAACGAGACTGGAATGATCATGGATTTTAAGGAGGTGAAACAATACATTGAAGAAGTTATCGGGGACTGGGATCACGCCTTAATTCTGTATGAAGGTGATCCTCTCACCAGGTACGTTGATGGGTACGCAAAAATAATCAAGTTCCCATGGTATCCAACAGCAGAAAACATGGCCGTTTACATCGGCTCCCAACTTGTACAGATGCTTGCGTTTTCTTTTGTTTCAGTGCATTCAGTTCGGGTCTGGGAAACAGCAACCAGTGTTGCAGAATGGAGGAGATAATGTTGTTGAGAGTTCGAGAGGTATTTACATCTATTCAAGGAGAAGGTCCTTATTCAGGAACACCGGCGGTGTTTGTTCGTTTTGCTGGTTGTAATCTACATTGCTCCTTCTGTGACACAGATCATGATTCCATAGTATGTACGATGACTCCTAAAGAATTAGCTCGTAGAATTTTGAATGAGTTAGAAGACTATCCGGAAATCAGATTGATTGTGTTCACAGGTGGGGAACCGTTTCTACAAGATTTTAGTTTGGTCATGAGCGCCTTGAATTCGGAATCCAAACGATACCTGAAATATCAGGTAGAAACGAATGGAACAATAGACCCATTCGACGGATCTTTTCAATTTTCCGGGCTGTTGCACGAAACGACCATCGTTGTTTCTCCTAAAGAGGGGCATCAAGTAAAAATCAAAAAAATCGATGCTCTGAAAATGCTTGTAAAAGAAGGAAAAGAACTTCGGATGGAAGGGCACAGTAATAAAGTTTGGTTACAACCAATATGTGTAGATGGGAGTACAGAAGATACTGCAAGAAATATGGCGTATGCGGTGGAACTTTGCAAGAAGCATGGATATAAACTCAGTTTGCAACTCCATAAGATCTTGGGAATACGATAAGAAAAGAAATAACTTGATTTTAGACTTGTTCTATTTTATAACTTAAATTCTACAAGATGTACTAAATTCTGAGCTCTCGGAAAAGCTCATAAAACCCCCGAGGGAAAATGGAGGAATTACCATGGCAAAGAAGAATGAGGTAAAAGAAGAAGTAAAAGAAACCGGTCCCGAGTTTGTTCGGGAAGACGCCGTCAAGGTTGCCGAAGTTCTCAACGAAATCCTGGGCCTCGAAGATGATGACGTGATTGACGTCGAAGCTGAAGACACCGTTCTCCAGGAAGCAATCGGCAAAGCCGCTGGGCTGATCGGAATGGATCCCAAAACCAATGCATTCAGCTCCAAACTCGCCGCCAAAGATAAGGAAGACCTCGGCGCCGAGACGTGGGAATATCTGGAGAAGTTCGAACTTCTCGGACACATCCCCGAAGAAAAAGAAGACAAGCCGGCCGAGAAAAGCAAGAAGGACAAGCCCAAGAAAGAAAAAGATCCCAACGCTCCGAAACGCCAGGCTCCGAAACGCGAAGGTCCTCGAACGGCTCTCGGTTGTTTCGAAGGCACCCAGGCCGGTTTCATGGACGAACTGTTCCTGAAAGGAACCACGGAAGACGCCGCCATCGCGGCATTCGACAAAGAATTCTCCAGCGGCGCCGCGAAAGCGAAAGCTCGTTTCAAATCCCACCTCAAACACCTGGAAGACAAGAACGGTGTTGAAATCGTCCAGGACAAGAAGGGCGTATACACCGCCAAAGTAACCAAGTAATTTCATCGAAGCCGGTTTCGGCAGCGTCAATGAGTGCGGGGTGTCAATACCCCGCACTGTTTCCTTACCACAAGAAACTTGTATTTACAAAAACGAATGTGAAAGGACCTTTTTATGCCAAGGACAAGATTTCCAGTGAAATTGAATGGAAAATACCTGTCGTTCAAGGAATCCAGGGAATTCGAGAAACTCTACCCGCCACCCCCCTTACTAACTCCTGCACAGCTTGAAGAAAAACGCAGCCGAGAATATAATGTTCCTGATACGTCCCACGTAAAAAGTCGGGCGGAATTCGGTCATTGACCAGGAAGGATTTCCATGCAAAAACCTATGCAAGATTGCGTCTATTTGACGCATGATGAAGTATACGCCGTTGCGAAAGACCTTGCATCTAGGTTGCCGGATAAAGCGCGTCTTTATCCAGTTCCTCGAGGAGGTGTACCTGTTGCATATCTTTTAAAAAGTTTCCGTCCCGATTGCATTATTATGGATTATCCAGAGAACGCTAACGTAATTGTTGACGACATCATTGATTCTGGAACTACCCGAAAATTATACCCCAATCAAACGTTCTTTGCGTTGTATGCGAAACCTTTTACCCCCTCATTCAAAAATTATCTCATGCTCTGTTCAGGAACTTCTTTTGGAAGAGGTCTTCTTAATGAATGGGTCGTTTTTCCATGGGAGGGTACGGAAGAGAAATCCGCCGAGGATATTGTCACACGGCTTCTACAGTTCATAGGAGAAGATCCTTCCAGGGAAGGCCTCCAAGAGACACCAAAACGATTTCTGAAAGCATGGAAATTCTGGACGAAAGGATATCGGGAAGATCCTGCGGAGATCATGAAAGTGTTTGAAGACGGTGGAGAAGCCTATGATGAAATGGTGATCGTGAAAGATATTCCATTCTATTCTTTCTGTGAGCACCACCTTGCAGCCATCATCGGAACGGCGTCCATCGCGTATATCCCAAATGGAAAGATTCTCGGTCTCAGTAAGATGCCTCGAGTTGTAGAAATCTTTGCCAGAAGACTTCAGGTACAAGAGCGTCTTACTGCACAAATTGCTGATTGTCTTATGGAACACCTCAATCCTAAAGGCGTTGGAGTTTTCATGCGGGCTCGACATCTTTGTATGGAAAGCCGGGGTGTCGAGAAACCCGGATCAGAAACCGTAACGATTGCCGTCAGGGGCGGATTCAAAACAAACCCAGAGACCAGGGCTGAATTCATGTCCATGGTCTCGAAATGAGCAATTCATGAAAATAGTTAAGGCTGAGATATTATGGTCACGCAGATGTCCCTTACAATGTGATTACTGCGCGATGGCGACAGGAATAAAGAACAGTCTCCCAACGTGGGCCTGGAAACAAGGAATGCGGGAACTCAAGAAATTGGGTTGTGAATTCGCAGCGTTCTATGGCGCCGAACCATTGGTGGAATTCAATAAACTTCCAGACATCGTTGGATTTACCGAAAGCATCGGAATTAATACAACCATCATTACTTCTGGTTGTGTTCCATCATTTCACGAAAAGTTGCGAATACTGTATAACAACGGAGCTCGTAGCATTAGCATGTCCCATGATATGGTTCCGATTGGAAGTGATAGTGAAAGAAAGATGTCTAGGACAGTCGAATCTCTCCAGTATTTCCAATCCTTGGGAAGTAATGTTCGGGATGTTGCTGCCATTGCAACGTTGACGAGGGAGAATTTCCAGGAACTTCCTGATTTTATCAGACGCATGACTTCTAGGGGAATTTGGGTGTTCTTCGATTTCATTCACCCATATCGACACCAACCAGGAGCAAAGACTCGTTCCAATACAAGGACAGATCAATTGATCTTTCGTTGCATCGATTATCCCGCATTACAAGAAATACTGGAGGAAGTCCTGGATTTGAAAAATCGAGGGTATCTGTGCCATTCCAGTCGACCTTTCCTGGACATCGTCTCCAGACATGATTTCAGTATCTTAAAAAACATGTCTTGGAACTGTGCGTTGGAAGAAAACTTTCCAGCATGGTTGACCATCGACTGTGATGGAACAGTTCATGCCTGCGACGACTTCCAACTGTCACATCGATTCAAAATCACGGACATATCCCAAACATTTGAAGACTTCTCTAAAGAACACCAGGAACTCGTGACTGCACATTGTCCTGGTTGTTGTTGGAATACACATATCGATGCACATCTTGTTAAGGCAGGAAGACTGTCAATCAATGACTATGTGCACGGATTGGAGAAGAAATGAAGACACCAATACTTCTATTCTCAGGCGGCATCGATTCCTACGTAGCCTGGCATTATCTTCACAAACCACAAACACTGTATTTCGATTTGGGCACACCGTATTCTGCCAAAGAACGGAAATTCGTGGAACAGCTTATTCCAGGAACCATCATCGATGAATCTCTTCGAATCGGGGACCGGCAAATTGGTGACAACGCCTACATTCCATTCCGCAACCTGATGTTATCCTGCCTGGCGTACAAATATGGCAACCCAATCATTATTGCCGGTGTCAAGGACGACGTTGTTAGCGACAAGAACGCTGTTGCATTCGATGCGTTCTCGAGGTTGTTGTCCATGTTGGAAGGACAGACTATACGGGTTGTCAGTCCTTTCTGGGAAATGACCAAAACACAAATAGTCAGATGGTACCTTCAACAAGGACTGTTAGAAGAAGATCTTCTCAAAACCATCTCTTGTTACAGTCCTATCGATACGAATTACTGCGGCATGTGTCCCAGTTGTTTCCGCAAATGGTGTGCTCTTCGAGCGAACGGAATAAATATCACGTTCTATAATGATCAACTCATGGATGATTATGTAGAACGGGCAAGGGCAGGTGTCTATGATACTGAACGCAATGAAAATATTCTTGCGCAGGTGGAATATTACAAGAAGGAGCTCGAAACTGCAATTGAGAATAGCGGTCGACATTGATGGAGTGTTAACAAACGAGACGGAAGGGCACGACTACAAAACCCGAACTCCAAATTTCGATAACATCAACAAGGTTCGAAAAGCATATCATGATGGACATGCAATCATTCTGTTCACGTCCAGATTCTCCCAGGATAGAAAAGTAACAATACAATGGCTGAAGAAGTATGGAGTTCCATTCCACAAACTCATTCTTGATAAACCTCAATATGATCATTTTGTGGACGACAAGGCATCATCAGATTTTCCGGAGGACTTATGATCATCCCATTTTTCCTTGATTCTGGTGCATTCTCAGCAAAGAATCAAGGTATTGAAATCGACCTGAGAAAATACATCAAGTTCATTAAAGAGAATGAAGATGTGATAACAACGTATGCAAACTTGGATGTAATCGGGGATGCTGAGGCTTCTTGGAGAAACCAACGTCGCATGGAAAACGCAGGACTCAATCCCCTTCCAGTATTCCACGTAGAAGACGATATGAAATACTTGGATCGGTGTTTGGAATATGAGCATTTCTGTCTTGGAGGCATGGCCAAGGGTTACACGACTTCCCAACGAGAAGCTTTCTTGCATCGTTGTTGGTGTAGAATTTGTGACACTCCTGATCAAATGCCTAAGAGTAAAGTTCATGGTTTTGGAATGACTGCTCTTCCACTCATCAAACGTTATCCTTGGTATTCTGTCGATTCCACTACATGGCTCATGTTAGCAGCAAATGGAAATGTGCTTGTTCCTAAATTCAGAAGGGGGGAATTCCAATACGGGGATGTGCCACATATCGTTGCCGTATCAAACAAATCCAAGGACGTGAACATCCCTGGAAGTATGCACGTTGATACGTTTCCTCCCATGGCGAAGAAACAGATTTTGGATTATTTTGAGATGCGAGGGTTTTCATACGAGGACATACAAACAAACTATATTACTCGGGGAGATGTTACCATGACATTCTTATATGAATTCAGTAGGCATCTCCCCGAATGGCCCTGGCCGTTTAAGGCAAGGAGAAGGGAAGGACTTCTGATATGATATTCTATTTCGCTGGATCCCGCTCTGTATGTGAAATCGAGGATACTGGACACCTCATGAACCTTCCTGATTTCACGAAACATTGCGGTGTGCTACAATCGTTCTTTGACGGAAGCTCCACGCGACGGAGAGTCAAGAACCTCAAGGAGAGAGGCAATGGAAGAAAGTGTGAGACAGAAGGAACATTGGCCGGCAAAATGGATGACAACGGATAAGGACATTCGCGCCATGTTGCACAAGTACCCGCATTTCGTGCCAATACTTAATGTCATGATGCGCGAGCGAAACCATCTGAGTTATGGAGAATCGCTGATACTGGCGGAAAAAAGAGGTTTTGAAACACACAAAGATGCAAATGGGCAAGAGCGCCATGTTGCGCTGCTGCCCGAAACACTGACACCTAAGGTAATAGCGAAAGAAATCGGAAAGTCGGTTTCGCTTGTCCATAAGTACCTGAAAGCCATGATCGACATTGGGGTCTTGATGCGGAGTCGCCAAACAGGACCAAATGCGTATTCAGTGTATTCGATTGGCTACTGGGTCGAATGGGAGAATAGATGTAGGATTATGCTTTATTTACAAGAAAAACTATATGGCAAGAAAGGCCCTCTGTATCAAGAACTCTTGAGTTTCAATATTGAATTTAATAAAAATTACATCAGGAGGAGTTCATGAAGGTAAATCGTAAACATCTTATCGACATTCTACAACTTGTTAAACCGGGACTTGCTTCCAGAGAAATCGTTGAACAAACAGCCAGTTTTGTTTTCTATGATGGTCAAATCATCACGTACAACGAGACTATCGGAATCCGGCACAAGTTGGCATCGGATTTGAAAGAACTGGATGGTATCGCTATTCAAGCGAAAGAATTATACGATCTGGCCAGTAAACTCTCAGACGAAGAAATCAATTTCACGGTAAAAGAATCAGAACTCATCGTCTCCGGCAAGAAGTCAAAAGCTGGAATCAGGTTGCAGGAAGCAAACATCAAAGACTGGCTCAAAGATATGGGCAAGCCCAAAGACTGGGATGAACTTCCAGCGTCCTTCTGCAACGCTCTCAGCTTCTGCGCATTCTCAACTACACGCAATTTGACTGAAGCCGTATTGACTTGTATCTACATGAATAAATCAACCGCGGTCTCTTCGGACAATATCAGAGTCACAAGTTATGATCTGGGGAAAAAGACGAATCTCCCCGAGATGCTGCTTCCAGTAATATCAATCATGTCCGTTATCGATTACAACCCTCTGGAATACTCCATGGATGAGGGGTGGATTCATTTCAGGAACGAACATGGCACAATTTACAGTTGCCGCAGGATAGAAGCAGATTATCCTGTCAACACAGCTCTGAAACATCTCAAAGAAATTGAAGGTCCAGTAATCAAATTGCCGGATAATCTGATTGATATCTTGTCACGTGCTGGAATTTTCTCGTCCCGTGACAGTAAGATCTCGGTGGATAACCGAGTTCGAATAACCCTCTCGGATGGTATGTTGACAGTAAGGGGTGAAGGTTCGGGCGGATGGTTCGAGGAAACAAGTCGAATTCGATATAAAGGTGATGAAATTGCCTTCGAAACCAATCCAGACCATCTCAACGCCATCTTACAACATACCAATGAAATGATCATCGGTTCTTCCGCTCTCAAATTCGAGGGTGAGAATTTCCAGCATATGATATCCGGCATCGCAAGCATCGACTGAAAGGGTATTTCATGGGACTGTTCGAACATGCTGAAATAGCAACAACAAAACAAATTTCTAAACTCCCTGGATGTGGGGCTTGTAAACTTCACAAGACGTGCCGTTCTCCAAAGATACCTGCTTCTGGTAAAGGTGAGAAGGGAATTCTAATCATTGCCGAAGCTCCAGGAGAAGATGAAGATCGACAAGGCACGCAGTTAGTTGGAGAACCCGGACAACTTCTACGGCGTCAACTAAGAAAGTTGGGAATTGAGCTTGACAGGGATTGCAGAAAAATCAATGTCATAGCGTGTCGGCCAATCGGTGACAGACCAATAACAAACCAAGAAATCGAGTACTGCCGGCCACTGGTTTGGAAGGAAATCAATCAGTTCAAACCAAAACTTATCATTCTACTCGGAAATAGTGCCCTAGAGTCTTTTCTAGGACACCGTTGGAAGAAGGATTTGGGCGGTATCTTGAAATGGAGAGGTTGGACAATCCCAGATCGAGAATTGGAAACATGGGTTTGTCCAACCCTGCACCCGGCTGCAGTGATAAAGAATAATGATAAGTCCCCCGTCCTTGAACTTCTATGGTCCAGAGATATCGAAAGAGCTATCGATTTACTAGCTGTACGTGTCTACAAACCGATTATATCTGAGCACAGCACCATAGAGATTATCCAGGATAAGAAATCCTTGCAAAACTTCCTTTCCGGAGTTTATGAATGGGAGAAATTCATTGCGATTGACTACGAAACGACGGGACTTAAACCTCATGCAGAAGGACATAGAATTGTATCATGCTCAATAACGTGTGAAAGTGACAGAACTTGTGCATTTATGATGCCCGAGGAAGGAAAGAATAGGTCTCTTCTCCGTAAAATTCTGATGGAACCCAGGATTAAGAAAGCAGCCCATAACATGAAATTTGAAGACAACTGGTCCTGGGAGTATTTACGGTGTGAGGTAGAGGGTTGGGCATGGGATAGTATGCTTGCTGCGCACATAATTGATAACAGAGAAAATATAACGGGACTTAAATTTCAAGTTTATGTACACTTTGGAGTTCTTCCATACAATGAACACATTGAACCGTTCTTGAAAGGGGATGGTTCTGCGGGAGCAAACAGTCCCAATACTATACACAAGATACCTACGAAAGATTTATTGCTTTACAATGGTTTAGATACATTATTCGAAAAACGTCTTGCTTTCATACAGATGTCTAAATTAGGATTTCAGATATAAGGAGGAGCACGTGCATCGTTGTTATCGGATGGTAAAATCAGCCTTGTTCGCTTTATACAGATACATTGTCTGGAGACGTTGCCAGAGAGTGAATCCTGAAATCAGATCTATTCGATTTCGTGAATGTCTTCTGTGTAAATACATATCCCACAAGCCTCATATCTTTCAATTCATGCGATTTCGATGCATAGAATGTGGTTGTTATGTTAATCTTAAAACCTGGTGCATTGATGAGAAATGTCCGATGGGAAGGTGGTGACATGAAAATCACAGATATCGAAGAACATGCAGATGTCGAAGAATACGAATTCAATGAAACCCGAGAAGAATTCATCGCCCGTATGATAGATGAGGGTTTTATGGTCGTCGAACCAAAACCCAACGAATTATTCATTGATATCGATAACGACGAACAGTATCGGATATTCAATAAGAATTTTGAAATCCTGCAACGGGAATACAAATCAGCATGTATCTCATACGACAAACCATCAAAGAGCGGTTTGCCCCGGCGCCATATCATAGTTTGCATGCCTTGGCGTCTCAGGGATATCGAACGCATCGCTTGGCAAGGGGCTCTTGGATCTGATCCTACAAGAGAATTGGTATCCTGCATTAGATTAAAACGAGACACTGTCAAACCAACAATCTTCATTGAGAAACCGGAAGGACAGGTATGACACAATTCACTCCAAAAACAGTAGAAGCTTACAACTTATTCCATGAAGGTATGTTAGCTCTTGCAAGAGCTGAACGAAATGGGATATGTTGTGACGTCGAATACTGCGAAAAAATGAAAGACCATCTTACAAGACAAATTGCACGTCTCGAAAAACAAATGAGACAATCCAATCTCATGAAACGTTGGCGTGGTAAATATGGACCTCGCTTCAAACTGGGAAGTGGCCAACAACTGGCAGACATTCTATTCAACGAGATGGGATTGGAATCTGTGAAAGATACAGAAGAAGGAGCTGCGAGCACCGATGAAGAAGCCCTGGATGCTTTAGCAGTATCTGTACCTGAATTGTATGACTTTCTACGAATCAGAAAATTAACGAAAGCAAGAGATACATATCTTAATGGGTTCCTCACAGAACAAGTATATGGGGTAATTCATACGAACTTCAATCTACATTTTGCACGTTCCTTTAGGCCGTCCACTGATTCGCCAAACCTGGCGAATGTTCCAAAACGAAATCCTGAAATCCAGAGAATAGTTAGAAGAGCGATACGCCCTCGACCAGGACACAAAATACTTAGCGCTGACTTTAAAGGAATTGAAGTTGGTATTTCTTGTTGTTATAACCTCGATCCAGTTCTAATCTCTTATGTTAAAGACAAGACGAAGGACATGCACCGTGATATGGCAGGGCGTCTTTACCTTGTAGACATGCTTAAATTGCATGATGACCTTCCCAAGTGGTATAAGATGCTTCGACATAGTGGAAAGAACGAATTCGTATTTCCTGAATTCTATGGAGATTGGTGGAAATCTTGTGCTGGGGCTTTATGGACTAGTGCTCATAATTACGTCGTTTGGAATGACGAGCCACTCATCGAATATCTTCGCAGACAACACAATATTCGATCTCTGGAACAATTTGAACGCCATGTAGAAGAAGTTGAGAACTGGTTCTGGAAAAAGAACTTCAAAGTCTACGATCAATGGAAGGCCGATTGGTGGGATGCATACTGCAAACAAGGATATTTTGACACACTTACAGGATTTCGTTGTTCCGCAATAATGGATCGAAAACAAGCGTGTAATTATCCAGTACAAGGCAGCGCATTTCATTGCATGCTTCAATGTATTATTTGGATGGATGAGGATAGTATCAAAGAAAACTGGGATTCTTACATCTGTAATCAAATCTATGATGATCTCATGATGGACGTTCATCCCAAGGAAGAACGAATGATTGTTGACAGAATGAAATTATACATGACAGAAAGACTTCCAGAACATTTCAAATGGATCAATGTGCCTATGGGAGTAGAAATAGAATCGACAAAAGTAGATGGAACTTGGTACGATAAATCGGAAGATTATCTTTTCCAGTGAGGTGAATGATGTCGTTGAAATATTGTCCTGAATGTGGAAACCTACTTCGTCATGAATGTGGGTGTTGTGTTTGTCCGTGTTGTGGTTGGTCCGAATGTTTCATGTGAAAGGGGAAATAGCATGGTAGATTTCAATAAATTCAATGATCCTGTCGAAAAAGAAAAACGAAGAAATGCTCGATTAGAGAGAGAAAAACAGATGGAAGCCCATGAGAAAGCTTGTCGACTTATGGCGGCGAAGCTCTATGAATTGGTGGAGAACGATCGCATCGATAACGATTTCGATGTTCGATTCATAACCAACGTGCATGCTCGAATCAACGCCGGCCTTCCACTTTCCGAAAAACAGGAGAATTACTTAGAAGAATGTTTCCATAACAAATACTAGGAGGAATACTGACAATGTCTCTCGCTATCAAACATCGACCGACGTCCTTAGAAGACGTCGCAGGCAATGAACAGACCGTCAAGTCGCTACAAGCGATTTTAGCACGGAAGAAAGGTGATATCCAGCACGCTTTCTTATTTGCAGGGCCTTCAGGGTGTGGCAAAACCACTTTGGCCAGAATAGTTGCGTCGGAATTGCAATGCGCCGGTCGAGACTACATAGAAGTTGACACTGGGCAATTCCGAGGCATTGATACGATCAGAGAAATTCGATCCAACATGATATACAAACCGTTGGAGAGTTCCTGTCGAATCTGGCTACTGGACGAATGCCATATGTTGGGTGCCGGTGGTGCTAGTGAGAAGAATGCAGCTCAGAATGCGCTTCTCAAAGCTCTGGAAGACTGTCCTCCCCACATATACTTTATTCTGGCCACAACGAACCCTGAAATGCTTCTGCCAACCATACGAGGTCGTTGTGCAGAATTCGAAGTTGCCCCTCTCGATACGTCCGAAATGACCGATTTTCTTCAGAACATCTGTCGTGCCGAGAAACGTCGTGTGCCGCAAGACGTCATAAAGCTTATCGCAAGAGACAGTCTCGGCAGTTGTAGAAATGCATTACAAGTCCTGGACAAGGTTATTGATTTAGATCCTGATGAAATGAAAGACGTTGCTGAACGCACAGCGGAAAAAGAAAATCAAGTAATCGATTTCTGTCGCAGTCTCATGAAAAGGGAGAAATGGCCGATCATCGCCGATATCATCAAAGGACTTCAAAAAGAAGATCCCGAGAAAACACGTCTTGCAATCATGGGATATGCAAAAACAGTCGCATTGAACGAAAAAGATGCCAGTGCTGCGTACCTCATCCTGGATACCTTCAAAGATCCAACGTACTCCAATGGATGGGCTCAACTCGTTTGGGCAGCATATACTTGTATTGCAACTTAAGCAATGAAGATTTCTTGACTTTTGATTTAACATATTTAAAATATAAAGTCCAGTCAGGTTCTAAATCTATGTTTGGAAAGGAACATCATGTCAGAATATGATTACAAGGAAGATGTAAATATTAACCCAGGGGAACTTGACGTCGAATGGTTGAAACAAGCCACCCTCTACGCTAAGTATTCTCAACTCGCCCCTGATGCCAACGATCGAGTTCGAAAACTCGAACAAAAATTGAAAGTGATTCGTTCCCAACTCATCCTGGAGGCATCTGAGAAAGGGGAAGAAATCCTCGGCAAAGGTGTCAAGCCAACCGGCCAACCCATCGAAGCATATTACCGTACACACGAAAAACATATCGAGGCGAAAAAAGAATTATTCGAAGCGATGTACGAAGCCGAGATGATCAATAACGCTTTATTCTCTCTACAACAAAAGAAAACAGCACTCGAGAATCTCACCAAGTTAGTTCTTTCGGGGTATTTTGCAGCCCCCTCAATTCCCAGAGAACTGGGCGAGCGTTGGAAAGAAGTCCTGGAAGTCGGGAAAGACAACCGACAAGAAACTGTCTCAGAACGCATGTTGTCCCGCAAAAGAAGAAGAAGTGAAACTACCGAATAAGAAAGGAGTGTGCATTGAAACTTCAGGACATCATTGCACGAATGAAACTCGTATCGGGCCGGAGTGTTGTGCGAAAAGCACACATCAGACACCAGGGGGAGAAAGAAAAAGCACGGCGCCGGAAACAAATGGAAAAATTCATGACCACACCAACGAGAAAGGAGCAGTAATTCATGGCAAGACGTGGAGATGACAGAAGATCCAAGGCAAGGGAGATGGCCAAGAAACAGGCCGAAGAGAACAAGTACAGCGGAGGTTCCAATTACTTGAAACTTCCCGATGACTACACATTCCTCAAAATCAAGAAAGGTACCATGGAACTTGATTTCATTCCTTTCGAGATTGCGAAATCGAAGACAGTGCCGGATACACCGAAACGGGATTTGCAGTTTGATGAAGGTGATCTGTGGTGGCATCGTTCCATCTTTGTTCACCGTAATGTAGGGCCGGAAAAGAAAACGGTCCTTTGCCCCAGGACATTCAAGAAACCGTGTCCTATTTGTGAAGAGCGACAAGCGCTCATGGACAGTGACTACGAGAGCAACAAGAAACTCATTGGGGATCTGAAACCCCAGCACAAAGATCTCATGTTTGCGATCGATCTCGGCGCCGAGAAAGAAGGCGTGAAAGTCGTGGAATTCTCGTATGCGAATCTTCGGGAAAAAATCGAGAACGAACTTCGAGAACAGAATAAGGATGAATTCTACGATTTCTTTCAACTGGATCAGGGCTACACTCTTCGCATACGGTTCCTTGAAGAAACATTCAACAAAACCGTGTTCTTCAAAGCCGATCGCATTGACTTCGACAAGCGGAATGACTACAACGAAAACATTCTAAAAGAAACTTTCGATTTCGACGATTACCTGGTTCTTCTCCCTTACGAACAGCTCAACAAAATATTCCTGGGTATCGATGACGCCGACGACGAGCCGGCTGAGGAATCAAAATCGTCCCGGCGTCCTTCTCGGGACGAAAAAGAAGAAAGAACATCCAGGAGATCCAACCGAGAAGACGATCCTGAGCCCGAGAAAGAAACACGGTCTTCCAGACGCTCTAAACAAGACGATCCTGAACCCGAGAAAGAAACACGGTCTTCTCGTCGGTCTTCCAGGGATGAGGATCCCGAACCTGAAAAAGAAGAAAAGAAGGGTGGCAGATGTCCTTCCGGCGGCGATTTCGGGTATGATTGCGACAAACTTGAAGCATGTCCTGACTGTCCGAAAGAAACCTGGGAAGCGTGCGCTGATGAATTCGACGATTTGAAGAAACAGGGCAAAATCAAGAAGTAATCAATACGGCACCGAATATCAATTATTGAAGTTTAGGGGGGAAATCACAATTCCCCTCTATTCTTGAATACTTGATTCCTGGGAGGGTGCTTTGAAACAACATAAAAAACACCGCTCTATACTGACGGACCATGAAAAAGAGATATTAGAGGCATTGACAAAAAAAACACCACTATACATCATAGCAAAGAAACATGGAGTGCGCATACACTCTATTAAATATTGGTTACGACAACATGATAGAATAAAGGAGGTACTAAACTTGATACGAAGACGAGTAGCAGACGATGATCCTGTTTATATGGATATTACTTCAGCAATGGATAAAGCAAAAGAAAAAGGCATGACAACAACAAGGGCAACAATGATACGATGGGTTGAGGAAAATCGACTTGGTTTCCAACCCGGCGGATCCAATTCCCCATGGTTTGTGGACAAGAAGAAGTTCCAAGATTTCATAGAAATGAAAAATCCAGGAGGGAATTAATGGCCAGATCTATTCCCGCTGAAATAGCGGAACAAGTATCAGAAGAAGCAAAACAAAAGGTCTCTAAACGAGTTGTTAAAAAAATCAAAGAAGAAGATCTGGCGCCATCAGGATCGACACTTCTCAATTTAGCTTGCAGCGATACTCCTCATGGTGCGTACGAATTGGGATCAATAGTTACAATTCCCGGCGCGTCCCAATCTGGGAAAACCATTCTCAGTCTAACGTCATTAGCCGAAGCATCCTCGTTATCTCGATTCGATGAATATAAATTAATTCACGATGATGCGGAAGAGCGACGGGCGTTTGACCTTGTTTATCTTTTCGGGGAAAAAGTAGCAGACAGAATAGAAGAACCTCCCCTAGGAAATAGCCCAACTATACAAAAATTTCAGGCCAATGCACTCAATCTTTTGAAATCAAAAATTCCATTCATCTACGTCCTGGATAGTTTTGACAGCCTAAGCAGTGACGAAGAACTGGAAAAAGAAATGAGAAAAGCATTGGCCATGGCGAAAAGTGACGAGGCTGCAAAGAAGATTGCTGGCAGTTACAATACAGAAAAAGCAAAAATCGCTGGACAAATGTTGAGAATGGTGAATAATGATCTCAAGCATTCCAAATCTCTCATCATCATAATCCAACAACGTCGACAAAAAATCGGCGCCGGTCCTTTCGAGGAGAAATATACAACTTCTGGGGGAGAAGCCCCATTCTTTTACAGCCAACATCAGGTATGGATATCTAAAACAAACTCAATAAAAGAACAAGGACAAGTCATCGGCAACACAGCATCTATCAAAATGAAGAAAAATTCTCTCACAGGAAAACTTCGGGACAATATTACATTCGATATATATTATGATTATGGGATTGACGACATCAGTTCCTGCGTTAATTTCTTACTTGAGACTGGATACTGGAAAAAGAACGGCAACTACATCGTTGCCGAAGATCTGGACATTAAGGAAATGCGAACGAACTTGATCATAGAAATCGAAAAACGATCTTTGGAACGGCGCCTTATTAAGGCAACACATAATGCATGGAAACAACGTGAAGAACTCCTTAAATTAGACAGAAAACCAAGGTACGAATAATGAGACGGGTGCTCCGAGATTCAGCAAAAACTTACGTAGGCATCGATAATGGTGTATCGGGATCGGTAGGAGTAGTAGATTCTTCCGGTGTGTCTACAAACTTCTTAAGAATTCCAATATTCGAATGTCAAGATTACAACAAGGAAAAGAAACGCATAAGCAGAATTGATACTGTTACTCTTGAGTACTGGCTTAAACAATTCTCGAATGTAATGGTTCTTCTTGAACGCCCTATGAAAAATCCTGGCAGGTTCAATGCGTCTATCAGCGCACTACGAGCATTAGAAGCGACTCTGATTGTCCTAGAGCGTTTGGATTTTCCCCACATGTTTGTGGATAGTAAAGAATGGCAACAAGATTTGCTACCCAAGGGCGTCAAAGGTTCAGATGCCCTTAAAAAAGCGAGTTTAGATATTGGGAAAAGACTATTCCCAGAATTCAAAGATTTGTATCATAATGATGCTGATGGAATACTCATCGCCGAATGGGGCCGGAGACAGAATTTCTAGATGCAACTATACCACGTTGATACTAAATGGGGTTGTGGGGGGATTGTTGTTAACGAAGAACGAATTATACGATACCCACCCATCTTCTCTGCTCTTGTGCCATTGCCACTAAAAACTTTAGTGAGGTACTATACCGTGACAAAAATAGTATTCGATGGTATAGAAAGAAAATGCTGGAACTGTTTTGAATCGATGGAACCAACTGAAGAAATGTACTACTCTCATTGCCGGATGTACAAATGCCCAAGATGTGGAGCTAAATTCCTTTGGCATGAAGACCCAGCCATGGATGGAAGTTACGCTCAAAAACATAAGTATAAAGGGGAGCACTGTTTCGACTCGATATCTATGGAAAGTGACCCTGAATGCGGTGTATACGGTCCAAAGAAATATCCGGATCCTCCAGGTCCTGAAGGACCGTTCAGGAAAAGGATTGATGGTAAATCATTCCGCTGGCATAAGGGAAGGGGAAGGTGGGTGTTATGGGAGACCTAAGAAAAATAGACGGGGCCGGAAATAAGAACAGGTCCGCTGAAGCACTAAGGGAAATGCAAGCAAACATCTTACAAATGATTGAATACATGAAAATGACAGCTGTACTTCATCGAACCAAGTACGATGCACTACTTGAACAAGGTTTTGATAAAAAACAGGCGTTGGAACTCTGTAAAACGCTATTCTAAGGTGGGTTGCTTATGATAAAATCAATAACTCTTGAAAATTTTCAGTCGCACGAAAAAACCACCATCGATTTCAGTGAAGGAGTCAACGCCATCATTGGTCTATCTGATTCTGGAAAGACGGCCATACTCCGTGCAATTCGATGGGTTATGATCAATAAACCATCAGGGGAAGAATTCCGATCCTACTGGGGTGGGGATACCATCGCCAGCCTCAAATTTGATAATGAGATAAAAGTGACCCGAGGCCGGTCCAACTCTGACAATTACTATATGTTAGACCTGCCTGGTAATGTTAAGAATGCACACCAAGAGTTTCGAGCCTTCGGACAGGACATGCCAGATGAAATCAAGAAAGTTATTGATATTTCTGACGTCAATATGGCCGCTCAGATGGACGCTCCTTTCTTGATCAGTTCCAACCCCGGTGAAGTCGCCCAGACTTTGAACAGGATTGTCAACCTTGACGTTATTGACCGTGCCGTAAGTAGCGTCAGAAAAGAAAAGATGGAAGCCGATCGAATGGTTCGCCAATGTGAGGAAACCCACGTTGACTTGCATGTTCAGTTAGAAGGATTCAATTACCTCGAACAGATGGAAAGTGACGTTGTGGTTCTTGAAATGTTGACAAGTAGCAAGGAGAAAAAAGCCTCATCCTTGGCAACGCTCAAGCAAGTCATCTCACAGATTAAGAACTTGGATGACGAATTACACGACTGCTATAGGTTACTCAAGGCTGAAAAAAGCGTTGCCCTCCTCTATGCCCACCAGGAATATGTTGAGAAAAAAAAGGTGGACCAGCGTGCCCTTTTGGACATGACTACAACAATTCGTCGGAACCAACAAACCATCACCCAGTTTCACAAATATGAAAAGGCCCAAAAAATAGTTGACCAGTTACTATCATCTGTCGAAGACGCAGGTCGGTTGTGTACTACAGTCGATACACTTAACAACTTGATATGGGACGTTCGTGAAACTATCAAGAAAAAAGATAACTGGGTTGGGGAGTACGAACGGGTGAAAGAAGAATTCGACAAGATATTCCCCGACACGTGCCCGTTGTGCGGACAGGAGGTGAAACAATAATGAATAAACTGTTTTTCTTACTGAGTGAAGAGCTCGAAAAAGAAGCGAATTCGTGCAACTCGTATGCCCAGATTCCATCTGCACCGAAATTTCAGAGGAATGATTTGTATGTTCGTGCTGGATTGCTTTATTCCTTGAGCAAAGTCTGTAAGAATGTAGCAAAACAGTACGAATAATACAATCCAAAGAGGGTAGCAACGAATTGCCCAAGGCATAAGTTAGCAAAAAACCATTCGGGACTTTTCCATACGCACGTGATCAGAAGGAATCAAAATGAAACCAACAGCCATAATCACCTCTGATATAGGTTTGCAGGAAGGACAACCGATTTGCCGGCTTGACGATTACTGGGCGGCACAAGGTTATAAACTTGCTTGGTTAAAAGCGTTACAAGAGGAATACGATGTCCCCATCCTTGATGCTGGTGACTTGTTCGAGCATTGGAAACCATCTCCGTACTTGCTCAAATGGGCGTTGGAAAATTTACCTGATGGGATCATTACTATTCCAGGCAACCATGACTTACCAGCTCACAATCTAGATTTATACGAAAAGTCGGGCCTTGCCGTTCTTGAAGCGGCTGGGAAAATTGAAGTTCTAAAACAAGATGATGTTAAAGACATGAACCACGAAGTGTTCGTTTATTCTTTTCCTTGGGGCATGGAGACAACCGGACTTAGCGAATCTCGCAGACCAGACGTGTGCCATGTTGCCCTTGTCCACACCATGACCTACATTGGACGGTCATATCCCGGTTGCAAGGACCCGGGTGCCTTGCAATTGTTAAAAAAGATGGAGGGATTTGACCTCATCATCGTCGGCCACAATCACCAACACTTCATGGTCAATTACAAGGATAGAAAATTAATTAGTCCAGGTTCACTAACCAGAACAACAGCTGACCAGATTGACTATCAACCCAACGTGTTCTTATGGTATGCCGACACCAACGATATCGTTCCAGTCCCAGTTCCCATCGAGAAGGGTGTCATCAGCCGGGAACATATCGACTCAGCTGCTCAGAAGGATGAACGAATTGAAGCTTTCGTGTCCAGGCTCAGCGACGAGATGGAAATCGGCCTATCATTCGAGCAAAACCTTGAGAATTATTTCAGTACGCATCGATCACGACAAGGTGTGAAAGACATTGTATGGGGGGCTGTAAGATGAGTGATTTGAAACAGAAGTTGATGAGCATGAAAGAAAAAATTGACTCGGCCAAGGCCAAGGCAGACCAACTGACAGGGGCTGTTAACCAATTGACCAAACAACTGAAGGACCAGTTCAATGTCGACTTGGAGGGCGCTGAGGCTCTTGCCGAGCAATTAGAATCGGATATCAGCGAACTTGAACAGGACATCGCCAAAAAGATCAAAGAATTGGAAAATGCGTATGACTGGTCTTAGTCGTAAAGAACAAGTCCACATTGCCACGCTCCAGCGCCGAGTGCACCACCTGCACGAAAGGATAAAGTCCGCACCGGTTGGTCGATGCATGGACTGGGACCGCCGGGAGTTGAGTGCTCTTAGGTGGATTATTGAGAGGTTATATGGAATTCAGGAAAGAATTGGAACGGAAAAAAGGTCGAAGAGACCAGATTCTGAAAAACCTTGAAATATGCGAGCAGGATTTGAAAAAATGGCGACGCCAAGCGATGTACGGGGAGGAGGCCCAACTCATCATTCAAACGGTCGCCCAGCAAACGCAAGAACAACTCAATTACCACATATCGGAATTAGTGACGTTGGCGTTAGCGTCTGTATTTGAAGACCCGTATGAATTCAAACCTGAATTTGTACAACGCAGGGGTCGGACAGAATGCGACTTGTGGTTCGTCAGGGATGGGGTTCGCATTGACCCGATGAGTGCTAGTGGAGGAGGGGCTGTTGATGTTGCCGCCTTCGCCCTGCAAGTTGCTATGTGGAGTTTAAGAAGACCACACACAAGAAATGTCCTGATACTTGATGAGCCGCTGAAATGGCTGAAGGGAGGGGACTTACCAGAAAAAGGTGCACTCATGATAAAAGAAATTAGCAACCGCCTCAACCTACAAATAATCATGGTATCACACATCCCTGACCAGATCGAGGGTTCTGACAAAATTATTAACGTGAAACTGAAACAAGGGAAAAGTATTGTACAATGAAGCGCTATTTTCTTTACCACCTTAGATGGCAAGCATCGGCACTGGTTATGCAAGTCCCATTATTTATGTTCCAAAATATCAGCACCAACCAGTATATGAACCTCCAACTTGTTCAATTCGTCGGGGCCGTAGTGTTCTGGCAGATTGACAAGTGGATATTTCAAAACAAAGAGGATGTTTCCTCGGCAAGGAGTGACTATGGAAGATGTGAGAATTCGGCAGATACGAATCAAACGGTCGTACCCTCTAAACACAAAAATAGAAGAAAAGGCGAGGGACGCAGAAGAATTCCACGGGTGGACGGTTTTTCTGAATAACAGGCATAACATAGCACATGTCATGCACCATGAAGATTCGGACGGGTACTATCGATTGAAATGCCGGTCTA